AACGATGATCGTCGGGTCGTCATGCACTTGCACATCGAACCCGGCCTGCTCGAGCGCCGCCCGCGTCCTCTCTTTCGTCGGCATCCCCACGAAGTCATGGCAGGAGACAACGATGTTTCGTGTCTTGGCGAGCGTCTTGGGCGACGAGGCAAGCACGTCGGCTTCGCTGCCTTCGATGTTCACTTTGAGCAGATCGATGTTCTTGAGGCTGCGCGTCGCCATGTCGAGCGTCGTGGTGGGCACCTCGATGCCGTCGCCGTCGGTCAGTTGGTTGTGCCAGATGACCGGGTCGTCGGTGATCTTGACGGGGCCGGTGTTCGCAGGCACGACGGCGCGCCGAAGTAGCTTCACGTTCTGTAGCGCGCCGTGCGCCTCGGCTAGTCGCTCGAAGACGCGAGGGTGTGGCTCAACCGCGAGCACCTGACCGTCGGCACCAACCATGCTTGCAAGCAGACCTGTCTCGGTGCCTTCGGCTGCGCCAAGCTCAACCACGGTGTCGCCCTGCTTCGGCGTGTAGCGATGGAAGAAGATCTCCTCAACCTCGGGACGCGCCGCGCGCCGGCCAGAGACAGCGGTGTACGCGCCCGGTTCGACGAACAGGACTTCGTCGCGCGGGAACGGAATCTTGTCGGCGACGTTCGTCGTGATCGCCGCCAGCGCTCGCAGCGCCTCCGCGCGGTTGTGCTTCAACTCCGCTGCGGCTACTAGGAACTTGACACCCTCGTAGTAGTTGATGTGCTTGCACAGCAGCGTCCCGGCGTTGTAGAGCGACTGGTAGACCTCCTCGTCCCAGCCGCCGAGACCGGCGCGGATCTTGTAAGCGGCGATGGCTTTCTCAACCTGGTCGATGTCGCGGTAGGACTGGGCGAGGTAGAACCAGGAACGTGAGTCCGCGGGGTTCTTCCCGATCTCGGCTGCGAGCAGTTCGGCGTCGCGCTCGATCTTGCCTGCGCGCCCGCCGCCGCCGCCGTGGTCGTACAGCGCAATCGTCTCGAGCAGCACACCGTCGCTCGGCCCGTCCGTGCAGGCTAAGTAGGCGTGCGCAACGCCCATGTAGCAGAAGTCGCGGCGGGTAGAGGTCAGCAGTGGCAGCGGGTAGAACAGCCCGCGATCCACAATCGGGATCATGTATTCGTCCTTGTCGAGCACCGTAACGGGCGCATCCTCGATAGGCACCAGCCGCTCGTTGACCTTCTCGCTGCCAGGGCGGACGCCCATCAGTTCCATGTCGGCGTCAAGCATCAGACAGTAGTCTGCCTCTGTTTCGCGTACGCGCTCGAGCAGGATGCTTCGGTTGTGCGCGTGCCCCTGCCACGGCTCCTCTAGCAGCGTGTGCGGGAACCCGTCGGGCATCGACTCGCGGATCACGTCCATCGTCCTGTCGGTGCAGCCGGTGTCGATGAACAAGGCGCGGTCAACGCCGGGGAACTTCAGCGCGGCGGCGATGCAGCGCGCGATGTCCTTCTCGGCGTCCTTGACGTTCAGCGCGAGACAGATCGATGTCATTGCGCGAGCAGCATGATTTCCATCGGGTGGTCGTTCGTCCACGACGGGCCGGTGCAGCACGGCTCCAGCCCCGCCAGGTCTGAGCGCGCCCGGTTGCCGCACATCGGGCACTCGTACTCGAGTACGCCATCTTTGATCGGCTGCAACGTCAATGTCTCCAAGTCGGCAGGGTCGATATTCTGCTGTAGCCGCACCCAGCTTGGGACAAGAACACCGGTCGGTAGTCGCACGCTACGGGACGGAGGTGACACCGGCCGCGTAACCCGTGATCGTCGCCGAGTTGCCCCACGCGGAGAGGAACGAGGAGACCGGGACGGTGTACCAGCCGTTGACGAAGTACGGCAGGTTCGCGGTGAGCGCTACGGCGTCGATGAACCGGTTGTGCTGGATCGTCGTTGCGCCGGTGACGCCCATCTCCCAGGTGACCTGTCCTGTTGCGCCTGCTTGGCCCATCGAGGTGAGCGAGCGGGCGACCGATTCGCCGGTGCCAGTGTTGTTGTATTGCGCGGTGGTGATGTTGCCTGAGCCGTTCCCCAGCGTTATCGGGGTTATGAGCGTCTTCGGTGCGTAGGTAGCGATGGTCGTTCACCTTCCTTCTGACGTTGGGGTTGCTGCGCGTTTAGCTATAGCACCTAGACGAACGCTGGGTCGGCGAAATCTATGGCGGGGTTGCGCGGAAAGCGGACGGTCGATGCCGGGGTGTAATCGACGTAGATGCCCATTGAGCAACAGATCGCGATTCTTGTGGAGCTGGTCACCTGCGTAATCCGCATCACCGGCGAAGTCCCGAGCGTGACTACTGGTGCCTCGGTGATCGTTCCTGAGGAGTACTTCCAGCCTCCGCCGTAGGTACTAGCAGCGAAGCCCGCCCAGAACGCGCCCGATGTTCCGGTCGCGCTGAGGGCGATGTTCGTGATTGCCGGGTTAGATGCGACCCCAACGGTTCCCTGCTTCGCGCTGGTGGTTACCGGAGCGCCTGTTACGCACCACGGAATCACGCAGTTCACGGTGTCCGCCGCAGCGATACCGGCTGTTGTGTACGAGGTCATGTTGGCGTCATAGTTGACGTTCGCGTTGCTGGTCGCGTTTCGTATCTGATGACCGGCGCTGGAGGTAGTGTCAGCGATCCCTGTCGGCGGGGTGTTGTCTACGCAGTCGAACAGGCTCGTGCCGGTGCCTGCTGAGTTCGTCCAACCCGTGCCGACTGCGCTATCTGAGATCGGTTTGAGCAGAACGACTTTTCCGCTTCCTGGGTAGCCGTTGTTCACCGATCCCGTGGAGTCATTTAGTGCATAGTCGTCGGCGTTGATAACCAGGCTTGCACCAGGAGAGCCAAGCCATCCAAACCCGACACCGTTAGTTCGCGCAACGCTTCCCGACCATGTCGCGACGGACGTTCCATCGAGTAGAAGCTCGGCGGCTGTCCAGGTTGTCGTTGCGGTGGCGACACCCTTTAGTTCTACTCGGTGCCATGTACCGTCGTTTATTGTGGCCGAGGGGGAGCCTTGAACGACGTTGTTGACGAGAAGTTCGAGTGCGCCGTCAGTGCGTAGACGGGCAACGATCTGCGTTACGGAGGACCCTCCGAGAAGCAGTACGGCTGCGGCTGTCGTCGGGGCGGCGGCGGCGTTGAGGTAGATTCTCGCCCAATAGCTTCTTCCGTCCGTAAATGTCGGTGTCGGTGCTGTAATGCTGGCCGTGTTATTCGAGACGGTCGAGTCGCATTTCCAGGATGCGGCTCCGCTTCGGAACACAGAGGTGTCCCGAGATACCGAACCGCCCGCTGTTCCATCAGGACCAGCGTTCTGAGTCTGTCCCCCCGACCCACCTCCTCCGGACTCGATTTCTGCGCCAGCTTGTTGAAGTCGCGCCACCTAACTAAAAGATTCTGTGTTCGAGACTGGCGTTGACGGGTCGGGGAACAACCACACGAACGCCTTGAACGTCGGCCCCAAACCAGGCTTGGCGACGGTGACGACCGAGGTGTTGTTGACCCACTGGTTGACGGGAACCTCAGCGAGTCCGTTGCGGGTGCCGTCCGCGTCGTCGCTCTCGAAACTCAGCCAGAGGCTGTAGCGCGGGTCGGACTGATGACCGTGCGGCGGCTTACCGACATACTCGACGGTGAACGTTGCGTCGTCTGTTGTCTCGCTGGTTAGAGCGATGGTTGCCAGGTCAGGCATTGTTCGTCCTCTCATGTTAGGTCCTTGTGTAAGCGATCATGACACCTATCAAACCAGCAGTCACCGCAAGCGTATCCCCCGTCGCAGCCGGTCTACGGTAAACACGGAAGAACGCCGGCTGCGAAGCAGCCCCAGTGACGCCGCCGTTCGTGATCGCAGACGTAGCCGAGGTCACCATGTCGAACGCGCCGGTAGACGCAGACTGATAGTTCTGTGTGACCTCCTGCGCCGTTCCCCAAGCTTGGTCAATGGTGCGCCCGGAGACATACTGGTTCCATTGGATACCCCAGGTGACTGCGCCGGTAGACGCTGTGGCTGCGACCCCGATTGTCCATTCAACCGTGGCGGTGACAGTACCCCCATCGTAGTCGCTCGGCATCATCAGGTTCGCCTGCGCGTACGAGGACGCACCGTCTGGGAAGCCGAGCGTGTAGTAGTCCTGCAGGTTCGTTGTCGTCTCGTTGAGCGTGGCAGCTGCAGCGCCGCTCGTGTTCGAGCCCCACATACCAGCGCCGCTCAGCCAGATCTGACCGGCAGGCTTCGCCCCTGTAGGCCCGGTGGCTCCGGTTGGCCCTGTTGCGCCAGTTGCGCCAGCAGATCCGGTCGTGCCCACCGAGCCAGTAGGCCCGCGTGAGCCATCCAAACCGTCCAGGCCGTCCGCGCCGCTAGCTCCGGTCGCTCCAGTGGGACCTGTGACTCCTGCTCCGGTGACGCCGCTTACGCCCGACGGGCCGGTAGCGCCCGTTGCCCCCGTCGGGCCTGTGGCGCCAGTGATTCCGGTTGCGCCGGTAGGGCCGGTTCCTCCGGTAGCGCCCGTAGGCCCGCGAGAACCATCGAGTCCGTCCAAGCCATCAGAACCCGTAGGCCCGGTCGCGCCGGTTACTCCTGACACGCCGCTCGCGCCGGTCGCCCCAGTTGGTCCCGTTGCGCCGGTCGCTCCCGTTGCGCCTGTCGGACCGGTAATACCCGTTGCGCCTGTGACGCCGCTAACTCCGCTCGCACCAGTCGGCCCGGTGCCGCCCGTTGAACCAGTGGCGCCTCTCGAGCCGTCCAAACCGTCCAGCCCGTCTGCTCCCGTCGCGCCAGTCGCGCCAGTCGCCCCGCTCGGTCCTGTCGCCCCGGTCAGCCCGGTAGCTCCAGTGACACCCGATACACCGGACACACCGCTTGCGCCCGTAGGTCCGGTAGGCCCGGTCGCTCCTGATACGCCGCTGACGCCGCTAACCCCGCTTGCGCCAGTGGCTCCCGTAGACCCGGTAGTACCCTGACGACCGGGCGAGCCGTCCAGACCGTCGAGGCCATCGGCGCCGCTCGCCCCCGTCTGCCCAGTCGCACCCGTCGGTCCCGTAACACCACTCACGCCCGAAGCTCCCGTAGAGCCAGTTGCGCCCGTAAGCCCCGTCGGCCCGGTTGCCCCAGTCGCGCCCGTACTTCCAGTAACCCCGCTTACGCCGCTAACGCCACTAGATCCTGTCGCGCCAGTCGAACCAGTAGCCCCGGTAGCGCCACGCGCACCGTCAAGACCGTCAAGACCGTCCGAGCCCGTGCTGCCCGTTACACCACTGACACCCGTCGGGCCTGTCGCACCGGTTGCCCCCGTAACGCCACTCACGCCGCTCGCACCGGTCGGGCCTGTCGGTCCAGTTATGCCGGTGACGCCAGAGACGCCTGAAACGCCGCTCGGGCCGGTAGCGCCAGTGCTGCCTGTACGTCCGCGTGCGCCGTCGATTCCGTCTAGGCCGTCCGCCCCAGTAGATCCCGTGACGCCACTCGCACCAGTTGGCCCTGTAGCGCCAGTTATCCCTGTCGGTCCTGTAGCGCCAGTTGGACCAGTTAGACCCGTGACCCCGCTCGCACCGCTGACGCCAGTAGGCCCGGTAGCACCCGTCTGACCTGTGCTTCCTGACGCGCCCGTCGTTCCGCTCGGGCCTGTTGCGCCGCGCGCACCGTCTAAGCCATCGAGACCGTCTGATCCTGACGCGCCCGTTGCGCCTGTTGCCCCGCTTGCGCCTGTGGCTCCAGTTGCTCCCGTCTGACCCGTCGTACCGGTCGGGCCTGTCGCTCCCGTAGCGCCTGTTGACGCCGCGGTGCCAGCAGGGCCGGTAGGCCCGCGAGATCCGTCAAGGCCGTCTAGTCCCGCATCGCCCGTCGATCCCGTTGCGCCTGTTGCCCCTGTCGGCCCCGTTGCGCCCGTCACCCCTGCGCCTGTGACGCCAGAAACACCTGAGGGACCTGTCGCGCCAGTCGGCCCAGTAGCGCCGGTGATCCCAGAAACGCCTGATACTCCAGATGCGCCTGTCGGTCCGGTAGCGCCTGTTGCGCCGCTGCGACCTGTAGTTCCAGGGCGACCGTCGATGCCGTCGAGACCGTCCGCGCCAGACACGCCAGTAACGCCCGAGGCGCCTGTGACGCCTGTAGCACCCGTGGGTCCGGTCGCGCCTGTAACTCCCGTCGAACCAGTGACACCGGTGGCGCCCGTCGGGCCAGTAGCGCCCGTGACACCTGCGCCCGTAAGTCCGGTGGCACCTGTCAACCCGGTCGCGCCCGTAGTTCCCGTCGCGCCCGTCGGCCCAGTAGCACCAGTCACGCCGGCGCCGGTTAGTCCAGTCGCGCCAGTTAGTCCCGTCGGACCGGCCTGACCTGTTGCCCCGGTGCTGCCTGTGGCGCCCGTCGGCCCCGTCGGACCGGTTGCGCCCGTCGGCCCAGCCGGGATCGAGTTCACAGCGTTCTCGATGTCCGTCAGGTCCTTGACGGTGATCGTGTTCTCGAGCGTCCAACCGACGTTGATCGGCTTCGCCGTAGACGGGAACGTCGCCACTGCCTCCTGCGCCCGCAGAATCGTCAGCACGTTCCCGACGATCTGCGTCACACGGACGATCTCCGCGTTCTGCAACGTCGCCTCGACGTTCGGCGGCCAGCACGTCCCGTTCCAAGGCGCAGCAGGAAACGAACTCGCGTCCGCAACCGTCAGCGACAGACCCGTCAGTTGCGGCGCAGGCGCAACGGTTACTGTTGAGCGGGCGAGGTTGGCGTGCGCGTCAAAGACCGTCACGGCCAACCCCTCCTATCGTTGCTTAGCTGCCGGGTGTGACCGACTGGAAACCGCAGTCCGCCGAAGGAGGCGGCGTAGCAGTCTGGATGTAGCCGCCCTGCGGCTCGAACAGATCGCCGCCGCCGTATGGGCCGTGGCCCCACAGCGGGTTCGAGCGCGTGAACCCCGCCCAGTCCAACTGGAGCAGATCGTTGCCGAGCGTGAACTGGTTCGACGGCGAGAAGAAGCACATCGGGAACAGCCAGTACCAGTACGGCAGCGTCGGGTTCTGATGATCGCACTCCCAGGCGTAAGACCACGCCTCGACGGCGACCGCCGGCGGCGATGCGTCCGTCGGGCAGACGTTGACGGGCCAGGAGAGCCCGCGCGGGATGTCGTCGGTGTCGAGCATGACTGCGCCGCCGAGTAGCATCGACGTGAGCGCCGGGTCGGGCGATCCGAGCGTGAGCGCCAATGTGAAGCGCAGCAGCCGGTCGGGGTCTTTGAACGTCGCGATCACGTTGCCGCAGCCGTTGACGAGCGTCGAATCGACGCCGGTCTGGATCTGCCCGGTCGGCGCGAGCGAGATCGTTACGTCGGTGACGTACGAGTTGTTCGGCTCAGGGGCGACGTTCCCGTCGGCGTCCAGGGCCGTGATGCGAAGCGCGCAGAGCTTGACGCTCTCGTCGCAGTATTCAGTTGCCATCTTTCCTCCTTCGAGAGCGGTCAGTTGTCATGGGATAGACCTGTCTACGAGTACGCCTACCTGTAGCTGCGTGTCCCAGTCGATCAGGGCGTCGCGCTCGGCGCGGTAGGTGACGATGTTCTCGGCGCGGTTGAGGGCTTGCGAGAGTTCGTCCGGCATGATCGTGACGTTCGGGGAGCGGCGGATCTGCACTGGCCCTGTCGCGAACGCCCAAGCCTGCCTCGCGGTCGCCGCTGCGTGCCCGTCAGGCGTAGCACCGATGTAGCCGTCACCGACGACGACGTTCGTGCCGACGCGGGTTTGCAGGTTCGTGCCCTCCTTGTCGATGGACGGGCCGCTGAACGTCCACGCCGTGAGCGTCGCCGGCGTCGCGTGGATCAAACCGCGCTTGTGCGTGCCGCCGATGGCGTCTTCGAGCAGTGCCAGCGCCTCCTCAGGCGAAACAGCGCCGCCGCCGAGGACAGTCATGTTCGTGTCGCCCATGTACGGCTGCGACGTGCCGTGAAAAGCGCCGCCCGTAGCCAGCACATCCTCGTAGATCGCAGACTCAACAGCGACGAACGCCAATGCTGCACGGGCGGTGAAGTAATCCTGCGACACGATCCTGCTCGACGTGCACGTCTCAGGCAGGTACGCGGTGAATGACGAGAAGCGCGGCAGCGGCGGCGGCGTGCCCTCCGCTTTGTCTGCTAGCGAACCGTTGATGAAGCACGGGTCCCAGGAGTCGCCGAGATCGACGGGGTACGGGTACACCTGGACGCCGTTCGCCCAGCGCTCGTCCGGCTCCTGGACGATCTCCGCGGTGTTGATGAGGCTGTAGAGCGGCGCGACGGGAAGAGGGCCGTCGATCCTGACCGGAGGCCCGAACGTAGTGGGCTCAGCCATTACCGAACTCTCCTTCTTCCCGCCGCTTCACTCATATCCCCTTGTTCGCGCTTCTGCTTACGCGCCGCAGAAGTCGCTGTTATCGACGGCGGCGGCGACCGTACCGCTCGGGCAAACCGCTGTCGTGATCCAGAGGCTCTCGATGCCGACGAACGCCGCCGACTCGAAGGACTCCCCGAACTGCTGGAACTGGTTGGTTGCGTTGAGCACCGAGTCGCGGACGATCCCGAGTTCGAGGACGCCCCCGTCGAGGAACAGCCATGAGCCCTCCGCGAAGAGCGCCCACTGCACGTCGCCGGGGAACGCGAGCAGCGCTCCTGCGGACTGTGTCCCGAACACCTGGCCGGTGCCGGTGCTCGGCCCGTCGATGGTGAACGAGGCGTTGATGTTGTAACTGCGCAGCAGCGTCATCAACTCGGCTTCGCTGAAGTCGAAGCGGTTGAACTGCGACCGCACAACGTCTGCGACGAGCAGGTCGCGTGTCCACGCCGGCAGGATCGCCCGCAGCGGCGCGTCGGGGTTCATCCTCTGGCGTGACCTGTACCCGGCGGCGGCGGCGAGCACCGAGCCGAGCAGACTCGACGTGGCGCCTTGCAGGTTCGTGTTCGCCTGCGTGACGTTCGTCGAGCCCGTCTTGATCTTGTCGAGCAGGTTCGTCTCCGCGAGGCGGGCGTGGCCTGCGAGCACCGTGTCGTTGATCTGCGCGACCCGCTCAGGGAACGTGCGGGCCGTCAGGTTCGACCAGGTGACGCAGTGGTAGATGATGTCCACGTCCACTTCGACCGCGGACTCGCACGTCACGGTGAGGCAGGATTTGAGGGCGAACGTGCCGCCTTCTGAGTCCTGGTGCTCTGTGACGATCCCGATGGCGTCGCTCCCGCTGATCGAAGCGATCCCGACGGGCGGGTTGTAGCGGATACCGCCGCGGTTGGCGTTGAACCCGGCGAGCGCGTCGCGCACCGGGCGGTCGAGCGTCGCGATGAACTGCTGCTCGTAGTACGGGGTGACCGGGGCGCAGACGCCGCCGGCTGCGACGAGCGCCTGCGGGTTGGTGAACGCATCGACGATCTCCATGTTGCGGAACCCGTCCGGGTCGCCGTCAACCGCGAGGAGCTTGCGATCCTCAGGCCACGGGATGTCGAGGGACGCGATCACCACGTCCTGGCGGAACCCGTGCGGCAACTGCGAGACGCTGTTGTGCGCCTTGACTGCGGCCTCGGCGTACTCGCGCTTGTCGCGGAAGACGTGGCCGGGCAAGAAGCCGGGGATGCCGCTTGAGGCGACGAACCCGCGCGGGACAGCATCGACGGCCTGGTGCTGAGCGCTGGGCTTCGGCATCGGGCGCCGCATCCTCTGCGACGCGACGACCGCCTCTACCTGCTCGGCTGCGGCCTCTTCGGTTGCCTGCTCCGCTTCGGCGACCGTCTCGGCTACTGCCTGCTCGAGCGCCTCGGGATCTTCCGAGTCGTCGCTGTCGTCACCGTCGTCGTCGCCCTCTGGCTCCGTCTCGGCGGCAAGCGTCTCTTCCGGCTTCGCCTTCGCGGCAAGCTCGGCGACCTTCGAGTCGTACGCCTCAGCCGCCTCAGCGCGCGAGCCGAGTTCGGTCTTGATGCGCTCCACGTCTTCGACGCCTGACTCCATCTCTGAGATGATCGTGGCGGCGTCGAGTTCGCCGAGGAACTCTGTGTCCTGCGCGGCGATCTTGTCGATTGCCGCGAGGTGCGCGGCGAGTAGCCCCTGAATGTCATCGTCGCTGAGGGCGGCGAGATCCTCGGGGATGTCCGCGAAAAGGTTGCGTGCCATGCTTTGACCTCCGGTAAACGAGTTGGTTGGTTCGGCTCGCTTCCGGGGTCTATGGCCGGCAGCTAGGCGTGTGCGCTATGCGCTCAACGCCCTGTTGGGTTGCTTGTAGCACCCACTGTTGGTGCGCGCAAGTTCAACCAGTTTGTAAAGTCTTGTCTAGTTCCCTTGACAAGTTGATGATTCGCGTATAGAGTTCTAGACATGAAGTTTACCGCCACCCCAAGCGAAAGGGACACCATGACCGCCACGACCACATCCGCAAGCGAACAGATCGCCCGTGACCGCCTCTCTGGCGACTGGGACAGCGAAGGCACGATAAGCGTTCATCTTCCCACCGACGTAGCCGAAAGGCTACTCGTCGAGCGCGGCTGGACGCCACGGCCGATCAGCGCCGCGAATCGCAATCTCTCTAGCGCATGGAGCGGAGCAACGCACGATGGTTGGATCAGCCCGGCAGGGGTTACGTTCTGGTGCACCGACGAAGCGTTGCAGATCGCTCTCGTAGCCGAGAACTCATGACATCGCTTACCGCCGTAACGCGGGCCGCCGCTAAGGCGGTTTCCGCGTCCGCGGATCGAGACGACACGATCAGGGAGGCGCACGCTAGCGGCGCAACCATCCGCGCCATCGCATCCGCAGCAGGCATCTCAAGCGCGCGCGTCCACCAGATCATCCACCGCCGCTAACTCACCAGCGAATAGCACGGGCGTCGCCTTGCACCATGATCTTCGCGACACGCCCACGGTTCAGCCCGTTCATGTTGCGCCGCCCGATCAGCGACAACGTGTCATCCGGATGCTCGACGAGCGACGGCACTGTCGCCCACGCCTCTATTCGGTGCTTGTTGATGCGGAAGAAGTCGCCTGCTACGGAGTCGTCGCCGCGCGACGGGCGCCCGTTCACTCTTCGCGCGTCACCGAAGTCCGCTAGTTCGCGGGCAAGCTCGAGCGGGTACGCGGTAGCAACTGTCGGCACCCAGTCGCGCGGGTTGATACGCACCCAGCGCTCATGTTTGATGCTCGCACGCAGCGCCGCCGTGGCAGTGAGTACGGGCTGGCCGCCGAGATAGAACGCTATCGCCGCATCAGGTTTCGTCGCGATAGCCGCCTCGGCGGCTTCGGCGAAGTGCTCACACGGAACAGCGTCGTCCTGCACGATCAGGATATGTGACGCCTCGGTTTCGACGCGCAGGCAGAGGCGGTAGCTGCGCCATGCGTTCCAGCCCTCTTCGCCGCCGGGGTCAGTGACGACGAGATGGTCGCCTAGATGCTCGGTGACGCGCTGTAGCAGCGCCTCGCGGCTCGGATGATGCTGAACGATGATCTGCACGCGCTACGAGTGCGCGAGCGCAGCCAACGCTTCGATGCCGCCATGCGCCCTAGCGGCGAGCACACGCGAGCGGGCGCCCAAGTCGACCTCGGGCGTATCTTCGAGCCCGACCGTCGAAGTCAGGATCAGCACAGTCTCCTCTTCGCCGTCCGGGCCGATAGCCGACGCCTGCAAGATCGGGAAGCCCGGCACTGGCACCGCGTGCGCGGCGATCATCTCGCCGTTGCGCCAGTCGCCGCTCAGCGGGTTCGCCATGAGATCCTGCACCATCGCCGGCGTCGCTTCGCTGCGTAGCGCCCCTGCGACCCAGATGCCGTGCTCGTCCTCGCCGGCGCGCACGAACGCAGCCACACGGCCGGTGTTGTCGTAGTGCGCCCTGGCCGCAGCGGTAGTCATGCCTACCGTGTCTGCGTGCCCGGTGGCGAGCGTCAGACGACCTACGGAGATCAGCGATCCGTCTTCGGTGTGGATGCGTCCGACGTGGAAGCCGCTGTAGCCGCTACGCGACCGAGGAGGCGAGACGCAGCGGCCGAGGTAGCCGGTGTGGCAGCCGCGCCACGGCGCAACATGCCCGAACACGCGCCCATCCGGTGTCACCGTCAGCAGCGTCGGCTTCTCGAGCTTCGGGTCGTCGAACCAGTCAGCCGGGGGATGCACTGGCGTAGCGACTGTCGCCGCCGTGAGCGCATCGAGGTTCGCGAACGGGGAGCGCACCGTGACGAACGCGCGCGAGCCAGCGCTGGCGAGCACCTCGATAGTCGCACCGGCGATAGCCTGGAACGCGCAAACGGTGGCGGCGCCGATCACGCCGTCCGTGACGACGAACAGTTGGTCCGCGTCGTCGATCACGGTTACGCCGTCGGCGATGTCGAGTTGCTGATCGTCAGCGTCCGGTGCCGCCTGTAGCTCGTACTCGAGAACGGCGAGGTCAACGCTGATGCCGCGCAACACCTGGTCGCCTACGAGGCGCGCAGCTTCCAAGCCGAACTCGCCTGAGTCGAAGACGCCTTCGCCCATGATGTTCGACCCGTCGCGCCAGATCCGGTCGATCCGGCCGCAAACCTCGGCGCCGTCATGCCCCGCCGCTGTCTCCAGTTGCGCGAGTAGCGTCAGCGGCAGCGTGCGCCAGGTGATCGAGCCGGGCGCGAGCAGACGCCCGTCCTCCGTCGGTTCGCCTTCGACGCAGAGCACAGCGCGCCACGTCATTCCGGAGGCGGCGACCATTGACACGTCGTGGCACGCCATCGACGCTACGCCGCCGCACTCCATACAGGCGCCGTAGCCGTCGTCCATGAACTGGTGCTTGTCGCCAGGCATGACCGCGTACGAGTTCGCGCCGTCCCACGGCGCCTTGATGCTCGGATCTTTGAACTGCGAGGCTGCCTTCTTGTAGTAGGCGCCCATCTTCGCTTGCACGGCTTGCTTGTCGATCCCCTGCGTCTGATCGAGGCGCGCCGCGCCGGCAGTAACACCACGCCAGATCGCGGTCATTGTGCCGTTGACGCGCATCGCGAACGGCAGCTTGTAAGAGCCGATCTGGTCGGCTGGCCCGTTCGGGTCTTTCCAGAAGTGCGCGGCTGCGAAGTCTGCTGCGCCTTTCAGCGTTTTGCGTGCGGCGCCTGCGTCCCATGCGGTATCGCGATCCGAGAGGGGCAGCGTCGTCGAGCCCGAGGCGGCGAACTCTCCGTCCTCGGTGAGCAGCATTCCGCTTACCGCTCGTAATTCGGAGCGTGTGATAGTTGCCTTCTCCAGAACGCTCGTACTGTTCGCCGAGGTTGTTGCGTTGCCGACTGTAAGCATCAGCGGAATCGTGATCTGCGGTTCCATCGTCGCCTCCGTATTAGCACTTGGGCTAGCCGCTTGCAAACCATCGTCGCCGCCTAGCGAGTCCGTGTAGACGACTGTGCAGCGGCAGTTACAGGCCTCCGCGTCGCTCAAACCGGGGTCGCCGGGGTAGTCCGCCGACTCGCCGCCAACGTCGAATGGCTCGTCGATAGGCACCGTCTGACCGTCCGCATCCTGATGCGTAGGCCGCACAAGATCGTCCGACGCCGTGAGCCATGACTTGTACGCGACGCCGACCTCTTTCGCGGCGAGCACGCTGCCGCCGTTAGCGATCCCGTTCAGATCCGTGCGGGCGAGCATCCGAGACTGCGCCACCGAGAACTGATCGCTGAGCGCAATGATCTGATCTGCGGTCTTGTTCACCGACAGGCCGCTTGTGTAGGCGTCGCCGACGATCTTCTGTAAGTCGTCGCGGATCGACTTCGCCACGTCGCCGCTGCGGCCGCCGGTCAGGCTGAGCAAGCCGAGGGCGCGCGGGTTCGTTACGTCGAACGCGATGCCTACATCGCCGTACGCGGTGGCGACGCTCTCGAAAGCGGAGCGGTGAATCGGCGTCGTCTGCTTCGCGGTGTCGGCTGCGATCAGTTTCAGATCGACGAGTTCGTCGATGTTCGGCGGCGTCCAGTCGGGCTGCGCAGGCGGCTTCGGCTTCGCCGCGGCCGTGATTGGTGCCATTGAGCGGAAGCGCGTAGCGGCTTTACGCCCTGCGGCGGCGAGCACCTTGTAGTAGGCGGCGGTCAGCGCCGTCTCATGCTGATCGGCTACCGCCTGGGCGTTCACCTTGTTGAGCGCAGCAACCGTCACAGCTTCGCCGCAAAGCCTTTCGGGAGCCCTACCGGATCGATGTCGAACAGCGTGCGGGCAGCGTGCGCCTCGAGTTGGTCTGCGAGTAGCGCTGCTGCGTCGGTGTCTACGCCCCACGCGCTCGCGCGCAACCTGAACCCTTCGGCGCCGCCGGCGACAAGCTCGCGCGGAGAGGGAAGCGACAAGCCACCTGCTGTGTCGCCGAGAGACGCTGCTACGAGCGAGTTCGGTACATCGCGGATCAGGTCTATGCACTCGTTACAGCGATCCCCGTTGCCTGCGCGCGTGATCTTCGTGCGCAGCCTGGAGCCGGCGAGTTCGCGGCAGCGATCAATCGTAAGTTCAGCCGCTCCCGATAGTCGCTCTAGTTCCCACGCGATGACCCGCACGCTCGCCGTGACGGGCTCCTCTACGGGATTTGCTGGAGGCGCCTTCTCCGCCTCGCCGCCAGTAACCTGCGGCGGCCCGCCAGGCGCGCTCGAAGTGCCGGCGCCGCTCTCGATCTCGCCAGGCTGCGGCTCGATGCCGCCAGAACGAATCGACGGAATACCGAACCACGCCAGCGACGAATCGTGGGTAGCAACACCGATCCGCTCCGCCCTGTCCTGCTCAGTCGGCGCGTCGTCGTCGTCGAACCCTGCGACCTCGCGCAAAGTCTCGAGCGAGAGCGCGCCGCGGTCGTAGAGATCCTTCGCGTCCTTCGTGCGATCAGGGTGGTTGATGATCGCGGCGGCGTCGTACCAGATGACGAGATCCTCCCAGCCGTTGACGTCCTCTTCGCGGCACGCCTCGCGGAAGTAGCTCGCCGTGAGGTCTTCGCAGAAGCGCTGCGCGACAGGCTGCAAATGCGATTTCCAGGTTTGCTCGTCGATCTGCCAGGCGTTCCAGTGGTTCACATCGGCGGTGCCGAGCAGCACCTCAGGCGGCATATCCAGTCCGAGCGCGATCCGGCGGATGCACTCCGTGCGCAAACCTTCCTCTGGGTAGGTTTGCATCGGGTCGTGGATCTGAACGTGACGGATCTCTTTCAGGAACTCGGCCGCGCCGCGCACGATCATCGGTACCTGCGCGCTCGCTGTTCCGGGGTCGCTGATCGGCGTGATCGTCGCGTCCGTGAAGTCGCGCATAAAGATGTCCACCTGCGGGTCCTCATCGCCTACCGGCTCGGGCGGCGGCTGGCTGATCTCGTCCGGGATCAGCAGCAAACCGGGACCGGCGAGCCGCGACACGGCGCGCGCCCGTACTGCTGCGGTTAGGCGCTCGAGTTCGTCGCAGAGCAGCAGCACGCCGCGCATCGGCGCGTCCGCCTGCGCGCTGAACTGCGGGTGGCGCCGCCAGTAGCGGTACGCGATGCCTGTTCCTGTCTGCGTTGGCGTCCAGTCACCAGCATCGACGTAGCGCAGCGCCGTCTGAGACAAGCCGGGCGCCGTCTGCCGTAGCATCCCGAGCACGCCTGACTGTACCCGTAGCTCCGACGGCGAGACGAACTCCCAGGTGTTGCGCGCAGCGGCGTCCTCCGACGGCGGCGTAACGAGCATGTAGCCCTCCCCGATCAGCCACATCAACTGCCCGTACGAGCCGAGCATCGATGCGCGCCCGCCGCCGGGGTCTTGCACGTCGTCGAGGATCGCTTGCGCCTGCGGGTTGTCTTCTACCTCCTCGATCTCGTTGTTCTCGTCTTTGCGGCCGACGAACAAACGAAGATTTTGCAGGCCGCGCGCGTAGAACTGGCCGCCGAACCAGATCTCCCCGATCGTGTTGTAGTAGTTGAACGCCTGCCATTGCCATGCTTGCAGCAGCAGCCGTTGCGACGCCGCGGATTCGACGGCGGGCGGGAAGACGGCTGGGTCGATGCGCACCGCGCTCGCAGCCAACGCCGACGCGCGCGCTTGCGGTCTGTTGAACCAGCCCAACTAGGCTGCCTTGCGAGGCGGCGGCCCGTTCCAGACGGCAGGCCCGGCCGGTCGCTGCTCCGGTTGCGCCGCTACTTGCTGTTTCGTTTTCGCGGGAAGTTTCGCCCCGCCGCAACCGCAACCCATAGATGCCTCCGCCTGTTAGTGACCCGACGGTGTTTGTTTAGCACCTAGCGCGGGGTAGCGGCAAGCCTGCACGAGATCTTTGCTTACGCTCAAGCTCACTCTTGACTAGATCGATTCTCGTCTCAAGCCTGATTCGCTCGTTTTCTAGTTCGATCAAAATCTCCTTGAGACGTTCAGCCGACTGATCTTGGTAATGGGTAGCGCTTCGAAAGCGCTGATGCATCGTCGTGTGATCCTTGGATGACATTGCGACGAGATGCTTAGGATTGCAGCATGGAGGGTTTCCGCAGAGATGATGAACGACAGTTCCTCTAGGCGGCATACGCCCTGTTGTCGCCAGCGCATACGCTGCCTGATGCGCTCGAATCGGTAGTCCCACTTTGCCAGTAAGACTGGGGAAACCTAGTGATCCATAGCCTCTGCTGTCTCTGTAGCCGGTGAACTCCCAGCAGTCTTCTTCACCTAGGATAGAGACTCGTTTCCAGAAGTTATCGGCTGTCGCTCGTTCTCCTCGCGCCATACTCGACTTATTCTAAACGTCCAGCTATCAGTCCGACTGCGCTCGCAACAGCGAACGGCGCCGCGGCGACAAGCGCCCCGTGCGGCCACAACTCCCAGACGACCCACCAGACGAGCGCGCACCACGAGCCTAGACACCACGGGCACTGCAACCATTCAGCTAGACCGGCGCGGTAGTCGAACGGGATCGTGTCTTCGTTGCGCCACACGCCGAGGCGGGTTACGCGGTGGCGCCAGCCTGCGGTGATTGTGTCGAGCCCGATCAGCCGCCATGTGCGGTACGCGGCGAGCGCTAGCAGCAACGCCTGCCACCAGTCGGGAATCTTCACGCCGACGCCCGCGCAAGGATCTCGTCCTTGTACGCCTTCAACCCAGCAGGCCACGCAACACGCTCGAGTCGAACGCGCGACGCCGGCGCCATGATCGACTGGATATGGACGCGCGCATGGAACTTGCCGCCGTCGTCAACGGCGTAGCGGGCGTAGCGCTCGTTTCGCTCCGACAGGCGCGCCCAGCCGAAGTGCAGAGCAGCCGCGCAGGTGTGCCCGACGCGCGTGCGGTGGACAAGCTCGGGCACACGCCCGGTCGCATGTCCTTTGTCTGGTATCCGCAGCGGCCGCGAGCGATCCGGCTTCCACAGCATCGGCACGTCATGCTCCTGCCAGCCGCCGTCCTGGCGGATGTCGAGCCCGCCGCGCTGCGCGCCCCACACTTCGCGCATGCAAAGGTTCCAGGCGTCGTAGAACGGCTGCTCGCACGCCGCGCGCACCGCTTTGCCGTCGCTCACGAACTCGTCCGCGTCAATGGAGAGCACATGCGTAGGCCACGCTTCGAGCGCGAACTGGATGAGCGCGTTCCTTGCTTCGGCGTGGCGGTGGAACGCCGGCTGATCGTTGCGCCCTTCGGCCTGCCAGTAGCGCACCTTGACGCGCTCGCCGTCCTTGCCCCACGCCTTGCGCAGCGCGGTGTCCCAGCCGTCGGTTGATCCGTCGTCGAGGATCGCTACTTCGTCGCAGAACTCGAGCAAGTGCGCGACGCACGGCTCGAGGTAGCGGTGCAGTTCGTTGCGCACGATCACAGCAGCGGTCAGATTCACGGCTTCGTGAACCATTCGTGGTAGCCGGCTCCGCCGTCGCCGTAATCCGCCCACTCGCGCATCCAGCCCTTCGCGATATATTCGCGCGCCAACGTACGCCACGGCTCCGCCCCGATCAAACCCAGCGAGAAGCACGGCATATCCGGCGTCAACCAGGCCTTACGCACGTCCTCGTGCTTTCCCTGGAACTCTGTCCAGCCGAAGTAGCCGTTCGGCGTAGGCCGGCACACCTGGAAGACGCGGTAGCGGATAGCGCCGATCCCGCCGATCCAGCGGCAGTCCTCCACGTCGCGCCACTGGTACGGCGGGTCTTGGGGCGGCCCGAAGCGCGGCTGTATCCCGAAGATGTCGATGCCGGGGTGCAAAGTCATCTGGTAGAGCACGTCGCCTAGCCAGTTCGGGCAGACGATGAAGTCGTTGTCGATCTTGAGGAAGGCGTCCGCGTCGGTGTCCGCGTACAGATCGAGGTGATGGTTCATGACGCCGACGGGGCTACCGAATCTCTGGGTCGTGAAGCGCACTTCTAGGTGGTCGTAGATGGCGAGTTCGTCTTTCGCCATGTTGAGCCATTCGGCGGTCGTATCGGTTGAACCGTCATCGTGGATATGGATTGAGTTGACTTCGGCCCAGTCTGTGCCGTCTACGAGGGCTTGGAAGCTGGCTTGGGTGTAGGCCAGTCTGTTCCAGGCGCAGAAAAGGATGTTGATCGCCATTTAGGGGAACCTTGCCGAGCCGCGTCCTGACATACCGAGCCAATCCACGCCGAGCCTGACCGAGACCATCCCGTGGTAGCCCTTGCGCACCACGACTAGCCCTACCGAGGCCATCCTCGCCGATCCCCTGGTAGCCGCACCATGCCACGCCGTACCGCACCGCGCCCTGCCCTTGCTCACCGGGCCACTGGTAGCCATGCCAAACCGCGCCGCTCCCAAGCCCGTCCACGCCGAACCATTGGTAGACATGCCAGACCTCGCCCCGCCAAAACCGGCCGCGTCCCGCCGTACCGCACCACGCCGCGCCGTTGGTAGGCACGCCATTCCGAGCCAATCCCAATACGGCCTAGCCCAAACCTTCCGATGCGAGCCCTGCCTAGCCTGGCCTAGCCTCTGGTAGCCGAACCCCACCTGGCCCGACCCTACCCTGCTGAACCGTGCCGAGCCGATGAGAACCTCTCCTAGCCGCGCCGGGGATTGCCCGTACCTGACGGACCGAAGCCTGCCTGGCCGCACCCTTAGGAACCTTGCCACGACATGCCGCGCCCAGCCGAGATCTGCCGGACCCAAACCTGCCATTCCTGTCCAGACTAGGGGAACCGAGCCTTGCCTTTCCGAAATAGACCAGCCGTGCCGATGCCCCTCCGAACCCTGACCGTCCTGGCCGTGCCCGTGGAAACCTCGCCTAAACCCGCCTGGCCAGACCGTGACCTGCCGGAACTTGCCAAGACACATCTTTGTGGTCGTCGTCTCGCTACCAACCCGCTCAGATACGACCGTTACCGTTGGCTCGACCACCGAACCGCTACCTACCGAACCAGCCGCGCGGCGTCACCGTCTGAGGATCGGTGATCTCAACCGCGAGCACCGACGACTCCAATTCGACAGCGAACGCCTGCGCCCGCTTCGTCTGCCCCTCGATATCGCCGAAAAGCAGATTGCGGTCTGCGTCCTCGCCTCGAACACGACGCGAGAACGCCCGCTCCGACACGCGTAACGTCGCCGAACCGAGACGAGTCATCGCCCGCAAACGGTTCAGGAAGATCACGACTGCACCTTCTCAACCTTCGCAGGCTTCTCCTCCGCGACAAGCACCGCCTGACCGAGGAACCGCCCGTACACCGGCCGGTTGTCGCCAAGCCCTTGGTAGCGGCCCGCCTCCTCGACCAGTTGGTTGATCTTCTCCGGGTCGAGGATACGCAGATCGACCTCGATCAACGCCTCGATGCGCCAGTCCGTGAACACCGGACGGGTGCGCATCGTCCGGGACGAACCGATGCCGACGCTCTTGCGAAGCGCGAACGTCCCGGCCTCCCACATCCCCTCAATGTCCCGTGGGCCTTCGTAGATGACGGGGGTCGTCTCCGTCGCCGGAATCACGCCGCGAAGCACAGAGGCGCCGAGCTTGTGCTGCTTGCCGGCGTTCTGGATACAACGGACGATGTTCCAGACGGGCATGACCGGCCCGTCGTTCTCGTCGTAGTAGAGGCCGCCGACGAACTCGAGCCGGGCGATGGCCAGATGGTCGGTTTCGGTCTTGCCGCGCTTGCGGGAGAGCTTCCCGATTTCAAGCGCGAACTCGTTGAGCGGGTCGGCGAGCCGTTCGTTGTGCATCAGCAGCGGTGAGCCGTTGCTGGCAGCGCGGCCGTCGAGGATTACCCTCATTCGAGCCATGGTGTTATTCTCCTTTGCCAGCCGGGGCGGCTGATCCTCGCATGTTGAGGTCGCCCTGGCTTATCTCTTGCTCGCGTAGTAGTACCACTATTGAGTGGGAGGCGCAAGCCTATCGATCAGATGCTTCCATTATCGCGTAGTGCAAATCGCGCACTCGGCGCGCAAGCGCAGCGCACTTCTCGGCGCTCGCAGCAATATGATTCACCCGGCAGTTGCCGAGGCCGATCACCTCGTTGAGCAGATCGTCCACTGCGCCCTGTAGGGCGTGATCCAAGACGGATAGACCTACGTCGTTGACAGCCATTACTTCCTTCCTTCGATGAAGAACACTTTGGGCGCCGCACCATGCCACGACTGGAACAGCGACGGGTCAGCGCCCGTATCGGCCTTCTGCAAGCGAGCACGGAACCCGGCTTCGCGCAAGTGCAGTCGCACAACGTTCGGGCCTGTGAGCGTCACGGCGTCGCGGAAGCCTCCGTAGCGCTCCGACTTGGGGTTCTCAGCGTCGTCCTCCGTGATCCGCAGCACCCCGCCGGCGGCGAGCACCCGATGGAACTCTGCGAATGCCGCAGGCCACGCCGTTAGCGGCAGGTACATGAGGGCGTGCGAGATCGTGATTCCCTCAACGCTCACGTCCCCATATGCGCCCAGGCCGTCCTCGAACCGCCACGCCGGCGTGACGTGCGCGTCAAGGTTGTCGAAGCCCGCGATGCGATGCTTGCCGCAGCCGAGATTCAGCTTCACGCTAGTTGCTCCTTCAGCGGCCCGACAAGCTCGCGCATCGCCTCGGGATCGCCAGTCGCCGCCTTGTAGCGCTCCCACAGATCCGCGCGCCCTGTTTCGGGGTGGCCGACAAGACTTGGCGGATGCCACAGGTGGTAGGCGACGCCCGGTACGCGCTCGAGCCGGCCGAGCGTCGCGGCTGCGTGGACGATGGCGGCGTCCTGCCCGTAGTACGGGTAGAAGCGCTCGTCGTAGCCGCCTAGTTCGTCGAAGAACTCGCGGCTGATCGCGAAGCAGCCAACCCAGGACGCGCTGAACACGACGCGGCTAGACACTCGATCAACCTGCTTCCCGTCGAGCACTCGCAGCGTTTCTCCCTCGTCAAGCGTCTTTAGCGCATCGTAGGCAGCCACGTATGAGCAACCGTCCGCGGCTACGTCGAGTGCCTGCTTGGCGCGCCCGTGATCGGCGAGAACTATGTCGGCGTCAGCGAACAGCGCCACGTCCCAGTCGCCGGCGATGCGTGCGCCGTTGTTGCGAGCCGCATATAGCCCGCGCGGGTCATCAGCTTCGATCACCCGCAAGTCAGTCTGCTCCCACCGCTCGCGTGCGAACTCCCACAGCCGCTCTCTGTGCGGGTCGCCGGGGCGCCACAGCACGATCACAACGGCGTTCACGCCCGCCCGACCCACATGCCGTCGGTCGTCTCGAGCAGCACACCTGTCTCGGTCACGTCGTAGCCGCGCTGCGCGTCATGCACCACGACGAGCCCTTCGTAGTCGCCTCGCAGCCACAGCGCAATATCCGCTTCGCGGCGGTCGTAGCCCGAGTCGATGAACACCAGATCCGGGGTCTCCTTCGGGATCTCGCTGTCCAGTTCGACCACATCGACGGGTAGATCCGCGAGCAGTTCGCGCGCCTGCGCCGCGAAGAAGTGATTGGGCTCGAGCGTCGTCAACCAACCCGAATCGTTCTCGACGAGCGCCTCCGCGATGAAGCGGGCGCTCAGCCCGAGACCGCTGCCAAGCTCCAGCACCCGCTCGGGTTTCAGCAGCCGGACGAGCGCGTACAGGAACTCGGCTTCCTCGAGCGTTAGCGACATCTGCAAGTAGGGCGCCCCGAACACTTTGTGCCCGCCGCGTCCTTCGTACGCCAGCGCGCGTAGCTCGTCGAGCGTCACCGCGGCACCTTGCGCGCCGCTTCGAGCACCCGTTCGCGTTCCTCGGCGTGGCCGCGCGTCTTGAACATGCGGTCGTCGCCGTAGGCGTAAGCGAGGATCTCGACGGGTAGATCGACGAGTTTGCGCGGCGTCAGGGCGGTGAAGATCACGTCGCAGCGCAGCCGCTTATCTTCGTTGGGCACACCTGGGTATGCGGCCTGGTAGCGCGCGAACGCCTGCTGAGGCAGCGAGCGGTCGAAGATCGACCCGAAGCCGAGCAGGCAGGAGTCTGGGTAGTTGCGCCGGAACTCTTGCGGCATGTTCGCTGTCAGCACACCGGGCTCATACTCGGCGGCGAGCGCAAAGAGCGATTCGCGCGGCAGCACACAGTCGTCGTCCTGCACGTATATCCGATCGAAGCGGGCGCGCGAGATCGCGGCATAGCGACCGTAGACGGCTAGATCTTCGTCCTCGAAGCGGTTGTTCCAGATGATCGCCTCCCACTGCGGCGGAAGCGACCAGAGGATCGGCGTCAGGTCAACGTCGCCGCGCGTGACGAGACAGGCGGAGATCACGTCACCATCGCCCCGCGCGGCATGTGGTAGAGATGGTAGGCGTCGCCGTCAACGCGCAGCAGATCGGTTAGTTCGGCGGCGCGGTTGACGAAGTTTACGTCCTCGCAGCCGACGCCCTTCCACGTCTCCGCGTCCATGCCGCCCAGAGCGTCCCAGAGCGGGCGGGCGATGGCGAACGCGCACGGCCAGCTACGCGCGAACGAACGCCAGGCGTCACGCGGGACGGGTTCGTAGCCCTCGAGCACACGCGCGGTTACTTGCTCGTCGAGCAGGTGCAGGCGCAGATATGGGGCGACGTAGCCGCCTGTTTCGAGCGCCAATTCGAGCGCTTCGTTTACCGCGTTGAAGTCGAGCAGAATGTCGGCGTCCGCTACGAGCGCAACATCCCAGCCGCCGGCGTCCTTCGCCGCGCGATTGCGGGCCGCGGCGCAGTTGAACCGCTCCTCGTCGTTGTCGCCTACGATCACTGAGAACCCGGCTTCCTCCCAACGCTCACGCAGGAACAGCCAGTTCGCGTAACGATCAAGCTGATCGTCCTCGCGGAACGGCACGCAAACGACGCTCACCCCGCCTGCTCCAGGATCAGCCGCACCGCTTCAACCGTCACATCGCGGGTCGGTGTGCACGCAGACGATCCTCCCCTGGGCGGTATCCCGTCGTGCAGCGACACAACCGACCCGTCCTGCAACTCGCTAAGTACCACGGCGGCGAGCGCCTCCGGGTCGGTCGCCATCCAGTCCTCCGGGATCAGGTTCGCGCTCATATGCTCGAGCCCCAGCGTCTCCGCGATCCGCAGTATGCGCTGATCGACGCCGAAGTACGGGGCGCGCCACCGTGTCGGCCGGTCACCGGTGCACCAGTAGATCATCTCCGCCGTGACTTTCAACTCCGCTTCGACGGCGTGGTCGTCAAGCTCCGTCAGTCGCTCGTGCGTCAGCCCATGCGGGCCGACGGTGTGACCGGATTCGGCAACTAGGGAGACGAGATCGCTGCGCCCGACGATGTGCTCGCCGGTCATGAAGAACGCGGCGAGATGATCGTGTCGCTCGAGCAGCGCGAGGATCGGGGCGGTCCATTCGCTCGGGCCGTCGTCGAACGTGAGCGTGAACCATTGGCTCACGCTTCTACCGCGATTCCTTCGCAGCAGAGCGTCATCCGGAACACCTGGCCGCAAGCGTGGTAGACAACCTCAACGTTCGCCTCGCGCGGGTCAACGCCTAAGGCGAGCGCTTCATCGGGCGGGTCGAGCAGCGCCGACATAGACGCGACCAGGAGCGAGCCCATCATGACGGTTAGCTCGTCGGGGCGGGCGCGTCTAAACAGCATCCCTGGGCTCCTCGACCGGCTCAGCGAATAGAGCGATGGCCTGGGCGTAGAGATCGCGGTTCGCGCCGCGAGGGGTCCTACGTCCTGTCTCCCAAAAGTAGATGCACTGATGCGAAACTCCGAGATGCATAGCTAGTTCCATGCCGGACATGCCAGATGAGATGCGTAGTTGACGGCAAACGGATGGGGGAGGAAGATGAGGCAGATTCCTCTTCCGCTCGATGCTCTCTTTGAGGGTTTCTAGGGTCAAGATGACGTTGCCATTTCGCTGTGTTCCCACAGGTGCTTGCGCTCGCGGAACAGCGCCCCGTCCGCCTGCGACGCCGCCAGAGCCTTGCGGTGCGTCGCGGTCATCTCAGACTTGCGCCACAGCGGATGCAGATGCTCCACCAGCGCGTCGTGCGCATGGAAGTACGCGCGCCTCGCCTGCGCCGTCTGCACAAGCTCAACATCGCACCACTGATGGTCGTACTCCGTGCAGTAGACGACGCCCGGCTCGCCAATCACGCCGCCTTGCTCGTCGATGTAGGCGCGCGTCACAACCGGATGCGTAGAGTGCTTCCCTGCTTTCACGCTCGGGTTTCCCATGTCATTCGTGCCGATCACGCCAGCGTGCGGGTTGCGGTCGATTGTCTCCTCGATCTCTGTAAGCCAGCCTGGGTGGAAGCGCAGATCGTCCGCTCCCAGCAGCGCAAGCGGCTCCTCCGCGAGCGAAAAGGCGAGGTTGATCTTGCGGGCGTAGTCGCCGGGGCCGCGCTCCCACGGCACGATGATGTGGTCCGCCCACGTTTCCTCAACCGCCGCGATCTGAGCGTCGTCGCCTGGCGTGCAGACGAAGATGACGCGCGCCCTGTCGGTTGTCGCTTCGAGGGAGCGCAGCAGCGGCGCTGTGTTCTCGGGACGGTTGAGCACAGGCACGATCACGGTGATCGCTTCGCCGTTCACCGCGTCCACTCCCTGACGCGCGCTACCAGCGGCGACTCGCCAGGCCAGCCGAGCGCCCGGATCTCTCTGAGCGTGAACGACGCGAGCACGATCCGCTCGAACTCGCCGCTGCCGAGTCCGCGGACAGACCTAAGACGGCGGCGTCTCATGGTTTGATCTTCTTCTGCTTTTTTAGCGCTTTTGCGATGATCTTCTGCTCGGATGTGTTGAGTACAACTGGTGTTCGCTTCCTCCCAATCGTCATCCAGACGAGCGATTCTCGTTTGAGTCCGGTCATCTTCGGCCCGTAGAATGCGGCCTTGGTTCGCAGTTCATCGGCGGTGCCCGCCTTCTTGGCCGCCAGTTTCACCTCGCGCGGACTAGGAATACGCTTCACCGACAGTGCCTTAGCAGCCTTGCGGCGTGTCTCGCGATTCGGCGGTTCTTCAAGCAGCCCTATGAGCGCCGAGACTCTGCGATCCTTTTCCTCGAGGCGGTGCACTATCGATCTGTTCATGCGTTTATACGCGATCACTAGATGGCCTCCTGCCCAAGGACCCGCGCCCCGGCGCGTGGCGTGTGATGGCTCGGCAACCGAGGCGCGAGTCCAAAGGCGGTAGGGGTGAGCATCGAGCCATCACGACGCGGAGACTAAGAGCCGACTGCGCGAATGTCAAACAGATCGCGGATGCTGCCAGCCGCACTTGCCTTTGCAGCCGTTCATTAGCGGGCAACTCGGGCACTTCGCCATGTCAAGCGGCTCGGTTGTGTGAGCGCTCATGAACGCCGCACCAGCCGGTCTCGTTCGCCCAGTTTCGGCACGCCCTGCCGCTCAAAGCGTGCGCTTTGCAGTGCACACCCGGCTCAAACCGCGGCGCCTGCCCGTTAGCCGCCATCTCCTGCCTGCGGCGTGCTGCCGCATCGACCGCCAGTCGCAACGCCCGCCTATCGTCAAACGTGAGCAACAAACTGATCGCGAAGCGTAGCGCACACTTACGCGCACGTCACAGAACGCTGCCCTCCCAGTCAACGCCGTTCAGACGGAACGACTCGATCAATACGTCGAACGCTTCGACGCCCATGTAGCGCTTGACGAGCAGCAAGTAGTTGCGCGCGAACCGAGGGCCGTGACGGTCACTGCTCGTCGTGTGCGCAAGCTCGTGCAGCAGGTAGCCGGTGTGGCGAGTCCAGCGCGGCATCGCTATCCGCCAGCCTGTCATCGTCGGGCAGCAGTTGCCACGTCGTCTCGAGCGTCCGTCGGTGATCGTAACGCTTCGCGTATGCGGCCACTGCTTACGCCACCACGCCGAAGAGATCACCCGCTCAGCGTACGCCTGCATCTCAGGCACAGTCACAAGCGGATCGCTCAACCCCGACGCGAACAGCACCCTCTCCGCTGCGTAGATGCGTGAGCGCTGATTGTCACGCATGACCGCTCGACCTCCCCGACGGCGCGAAGATCGAAGCGCTCCCATCAGTGTTGCGCTCAACACGCCCGTAGCCTTCGCCGTCGGGTCGCCGCACGTAGTACGTAGCCTCCGCGCCCTTCTCGCAACGCATCGCGAACGTGATCGCCGCGCTTACAGCCTCAGGACCGCTCGAGTAGCCGCACCTGTCGATCTGAGGGCCGCTGACTGTGTAGCCGCCCGTTCTCTTTCCACGCATCGCCTGCTCCTGTCTTGGTTGGGAGTTGCCACCACAGGAGCCATTTTAGCAAACCGGGTTTTCGCTTTCCCCTGCAAAACACGCTATTTGCGCCGCCGTCTGCCTCGCAAACGTAGTGATAGAGCGAATGTAAAAACTCGTTTGACAGGTTTTCTGTCTACCGCACAGCAAACGCGGGATCGCGGCCGGTCGGGTCGATCCTGCCTTGCGGCACAGACACTGAGCCTGTGCCTTTGCGGGCGCGCGTCCAGTTCACCGCCTGCGTGAACATATCCACCTGGTCGTCGTGCGCCCCGTTCGGGAACACCGCGCATTCCTCAATCAGCGCCTGCGCGAACGCCGGCGTCATCGCCTCGTTGTACCCCGACGGCGAATCCGGCTCAGCCTGCCCCGGCAGGTAGATGTTGCCCGCCTCCAGCGCCGGCTCGGCGGCCTCGGCGCGCGCAACCTTTGACACAGAAGCAACCACCGGCAGGACGCCGCGCACCTCGCGCTTCAGCTCCTCGATGATCTCAACACCGTTCGCGGACTTCTCGACCAGGATGCGGTGCGGCAAACCGCGCCAGCGCTCCTCCGCGTAGGCGTGCATGGCGACCATCGCCGCCTTCGTCGCGCTGAGCCCCATGCGGTCGCGGCGCAAAGCGAGCAGGTACAGGTCGGCGCCGCGCTGCCCCCACAGGCCGCCGACAACGTAGTCGCTTGTGGTGCGGTCCTTGAACGCGGTGTCCCACGACTGCGTGAGCGACGAGAAGCGCGGCAGGTGAGCGAGTTCGGTGTCCTCGAGCCAGCGGGCGGGGAAGAACCGCCAGCCCGAGCGTTTCAGGATCGCGCCCTCGCGGGCGGCGGGGCGCTGCTGTAGCTGGCCTGCGGCGCGGTGGGCGCCGAGCACCAGTTTGCGTGCCTCGTTCTCGGCCGCCCCGATGCGGTCGGGCATCAGCAGTTCGCCGGGTTCGGTGCGCGGGTCGCCGGGCCACACGAACGGGTGGCTTGGTTCGTACTCCTCGGGCAGGCACAGCACCTCCCAGCCGCCGTGCTCGAGGACATGCCCGGCGAGGTCGCGTTCGTCCAGGCGCTGCTGGATGATGACCTCCACGCCGGTCTTCGGGTCGGCGAAGCGCGTAGACACGGTGCCGTCGTGCCATTCGGCTACATGCTCGAGCGCGGCGGCGCTGTTGACCGCCGCGGCGTTCAGGGGGTCGTCGATCAGGATGCGGTGCGCGTGGCGGCCGGTGCCGCCCGCGGTGCCGCCAACCGAGCCCGGCGACGTTGCGTACCGCTCGCCGCCCGCCGTGTTCGCGTACGACCGCTTGAGGTCCTGGTCGCGTTTCAGTTGGACGGCGGGCCAGCGGGCCTGGTACCAGGCGCTGCGGATCAGTTCGCGCGACTGGACGGCGAACCGGGTGGCGAGGTCCTGGTCGTAGCTGGCGGTGAGGTAGCGCAGCCACGGCTGCCGCGCCCATTCCCAGACGGGCCACATGATCGAGACGATGGTTGACTTCGACGAGCCGGGCGGCACCCACACCTGGAGCTTCCTGAGTTCGCCGGCGCTTACGGCTTCGAGGCGTTCGGCGATGGCGGCTATGTGCCAGCCGGGGACGTACTGGGCGTTCGGCCACACGTACGGCCACGCGGCTTGCACGAACGCGGCGAGGCTGCCACCGAGTTCTGCGGCTTCGTCGTCGAGCGTTTTGCCGTCGCGGGCGCGGCGCAGTTCGGCGGCTTTCTCGAGGCCGGCGCGGCGGAACTCCTCGACGAGCAGGTTCACGCTAGCCGTACAGGATCATGAGGGCTGCGCAGAACGTCGCGACGAACGACCAGGCGAACCAGCGCGCCAGCGTCATCCGCTCGAGCGGATGAGACACCGTGTAGCCAGCAACGTCATGTCTATGTCGCTCCGCGTCCGAAAGGTAACGCCAAATGCGCGTCAAGTGAAATGCACCACGAGAATGATGTTGCAGACAAGAATGCCTGCGAGAAGCAGATCCGTAATCGAAACGCTCATGCCGCCTCCAGTTCTTTGACCTCGATAACCTCGCCGTCAATAACGTCGCCACTGCCGGCGCCAATAGCCGCGACGAAACGCTCCAACAGTTCCGGGTCGCTGCCGAGCACGTCAACCGCGGCGGCCAGCATGCGCTCGGTCAACTCGCGGCGCTCCACCTCGAGCGTGACATGCACGTTCACCTGCGCGTCGCGCCCCTTGTCCGCGAAGTCCTCAGGGAACCGCCGCTCGAGCTTCCACGCGAGCGCCCGCCAGTCCTTGTCGCCGGCATGGTCGATGCGGGCGATGTCGCGCATCTTGCCCTCCTCCATCGCGCCGTCAACCGCCTCGATGAACGGGACGTACGGCTCGACGCCTTTGCGGCCCTGCTCGAGCCACAGCGAGAACGTGCGGGCCTTCACCCCAGCGAACGCGCGGGCGGTGTCGAGGGGTGCGCCGACGCGGAGCGCGTCGCAGACCTTCGCGGTGATCTCCGGGGTGAGCGTGAGCCCCTCGCCCGGCTGGGAGCGCCGCGGGTTCTTCGGGCGCCGCTCGGGGTGCTCGCCGGTGAGGTTGCGTTTCGTCGCCTGGGAGCGCGGCTTCCTCGCTGGTTTGACTACGGGCTCAGCTGTCATGGCGCCCACTTCTGGTTTCCCACGAAGTCAGCGTACCGCTGACGGGTCACGTCGCAGTAGGCAGGCTCTAGTTCGATAGCGAAGCAGCGGGAGCCTTCCATCTCGGCGGCGATCACGGTGGTCCCGGACCCGACGAACGGGTCGTACACCGCGTCGAACTCGTGGTTTCGGATCGGGCGGGCCATGCACTCGACTGGCTTCTGGGTGCTGTGGCCGCCAGCGACGTTCCTGTCGAGGTTGATCTCCCATAGCGTAGTCTGCGTGCGGTCATCGTTGCGCTTCGCAGGGCGCCCGGTGCGGACGGCGTACCAGCACGGCTCGTGGCGTACGTGGTAGTCGCCGCGGCCGATCGGGAAGTTCGATTTCGCCCAGATGATCTGCATCCGCAGATCGAACCCCGAGTCTTGTTCACGCCGCCGGTGAATAGTTCCCACGCTGCTCGCCAGTCTGCGCGGTCGTCGTTCGTGACCTCGCCTACGCGGCGAGCCGCGTAGGCGAGGTTGCCCTTCGCTGCTTCCACGTTGCGCCACGCCGGATCGTAATTCACGCCGTAAGGCGGGTCGGTCACGAGCAGCATCGGCCGCTCGCCGTCCAGAAGCGCAGCCACGTCGTCGGCCGAAGTCGCGTCGCCGCACATAAGCCGGTGCGGCCCCAGTTCGTACACCTCCCCGCGAACCGACCGCGGCACCGTCGGCGGCTCAGGCACAGCATCCGGATCTGACGGCGGAGCGATTCGACGGAGAAGCGCCGACAGGTCCGCCGGCGCGAATCCGGTCAGGTCAAGTTCGCGGCCGCGGGAACTCAGGTCGGCCAGCAGCAGCGCCGCCAGGTCGTCCACGGTTTCGCCGGCGGGGTTGTTGTCTCGTAGAGCCCACTCGATAGCCTCGTCCTCGCCGAGGTCGGCGTAGATCGTCGGGATCGTCTCCCAGCCGAGCGCCTCGGCGGCAGCGAGGCGCTGGTTGCCGGCGATCACGGTCCCGTCGGGGAGCGCGATCAGCGGGCGAGCGTGGAGCATGTCGGGAGCCTCGATCAGCATCCGCTTCAGCTGCTCGAGCCGCGCCGGCTTGATCTTCCGGGGGTTCCGATCCCACGGGTGGAGGTCGGCGACCGGGGCGTCCACGACGGCGAGGCTGGCGCGCGCGCGTGGCTTTGGCATCGTGGGCACGCCCGCGAGTTTGCCATAGGCCTGTTCGATGCGCAAATCGGGTGCCGTGACGCGTGACACGTGGTGACGCGTTTTTACTCTTTTAGCCGTACTACTAGCCTTCATTTTGATACTTGCACGGATAGTAGTAGCCAATGCGTCACAATGCGTCACGCGTCACGCTGTTTTGGCTTTGTTGTGCGAAGCTATCATTTTTATAGTCCGCTGAGGTGTTCTTGGTCGGTTTCGAGGGCGATGCCTGCCCAGTACCTTCCGTGACGTGTTCTGCCTGCTTCGAATCCTCGTTCTGTGAGTTTTTGGCCGAAGGCTTTGGCGCTGATGGCTTCGGTTCCAGATGATCTTGCCCAGTCTGTGTAGGCGCGGTAGAGGTCTCCTGTGAGGGTTGTTGCGTTGGTGTTTAGGTGGCAGTGGTCGTCGATGAATCCGCCGATGATGTCTTGGTCGTTGCGGTAGGCGGCGGTGGCTGCGCGTACCGCTTCGGGTTCTCCGAGCCCGTCGTGCTGCCAGGCGAGGCAGCCTTCGATGGCCCAGTTGAGGATGCCAGGGAGTTCGTTGCGAAGCTTTGGTTTGAGGTCTCCGTCTTGTTCGTTGTCGGGGATCGTTTGGTCGAACGGGATGAGGCGGATGCGGCGCCAGATGCCTTCGTCGGTGCCTTTGATTTCGGGTTTGTGGTTGGTGGCGAGCCAGGGTGTGAACTGTGGTTGGAACTCGAAGTATTCTGAGCGCATGAAGCGGGCGGTCATGGTGTCGCCGCCGGTCATGCGTTTGATGAGGGGCTCGTTGAGGCGTCGTCCTTCGGCGATCTCGACGGCTGAGACGAAGCGTGCTCCGCGCAGTCGGGCTACGTCGTTGGGGATGCCGTCGCGTTTGGTGAGGAATGTTTCGGGGGGTGCTTGTTGGCCGTAGTCGCCGAATAGGTGGAGGGTTGTTTCGATGAATGTTGATTTGCCGTTGGCTCCTGATCCGTGGAGGATCAGCATGATTTGGGCGGGGTTTCCTCCTACGAGTGTGTAGCCTGCTGCGCGTTGGAGGAATAGCCGTGTTTGGGGCTCGGGGAGTATGCGTTGGAGGAAGGCGTCCCAGGTTGGGCAGGCGGCTTTGGGGTCGTGCTGGGCTGGCGCCTGTTTGGTTATGAGTTCGTCGGGGTTGTGCTGGCGGAGTTCTCCTGTGCGGAGGTCGAGGGTGCCGTTGGCGATGTTGAGGAGCCACGGGTCGGTGTCTAGGTCTTGCGGTTGGGCGGGGATTCCTGGTTCGCTGCGGGCGAGTTCGAGCATGCCGCGGATGCGGCCGGCGCGTTCGCTGGAGATGATGTCTTTGAGTCGTCTGGCGCGTACCTTTGCGTCTTCGATGAGGATGGCTTCGCTGAGGAGTGCGCGGATCGTTTGTTTGGCTAGTTGGTCGGCGTGGCCGGTGTTGTCGTCGGCCCAGCGTCCTTGGGTGTAGTGGAGCCAGCGGTTCCAGGGGTGGATGTGTTTGAGGGTGGGTCCGTGGTCGGCTATGAGGCGTTGGGCGTTGGCGAGATCGGTTAGGGCGTCGTGGGCGTGGTCGTGCGGTACATGCCCGTTGGTTTTGGGTAGTGGGAAAACGTTGTTTTCGCCATCGCTCACGGCTTGCGCACCGCTGCCTTCATTGCTACTTCACGTGCGAAGTCCGGGTCCGCATGGGCGCGTTCATGACAGCCCACGCCGCGCTTGAAGTTGCTGTAGACGAGGTGTAAGTTGTCGGTGCAGAGCACTATGAGATCTTCGGGGGTCTCGTTTCCGAGGTTGGTATAGGTGAGGTGATGGACCTCTAGTCCTCTGCTGTTGTCAACTCGATGCCTGTCATCCGAGTCGCGATTCTTGAAGGACCCTCCTAGTTTTCCGCATATCTCGCACTGTGGGGTCTGTAGATGGGCTGATCGCCACAAAGCTCGACCGCGGCGCTTTTTCCAGTCATCGCTTTGGATGTATTCGCGGTAGTTCGGCCGCAGATTGCTCGTCACCGAAGCAGCTCGAGCGCGAGTGCGTCTGGTAGCCGGTCGCTTGCGGTGACCAGTTCGCAGCGGTCAAGATCGCGTGCCCACCTGATCACGGCTGGCAGGGATCGCCACAGGAGCGCCCACTGTTTGCCGGTGCCGCCGTCGGCTGTGCCGTAGCCGCAGTCGCGCCACCATTCCCAGGCGGCCTGTATTTGGGGGTGTGAGTCCGTCCCTTCGGGCTGTGGTTCGTTCATGGCCGGTCGCTCCTCTGGTTAGGGGTTCGGTCGGAAGTGGCGATCATACCCTTGCGGGGATCGCGGTGGGTAAAAGGGTTTGGTCGGCGGGTTGCGGCGGGTTTCCGACCGAGCCGAGGAGACCCGCCGACCGGTCACAGGATAGCCTGCACGGTGATCTCTGCGCGCGGAGTGCCGTAGCGTTTCTCGGATGTGACGCGGGCTAGTAGGCTGTCGTCGCGGCAGACGATCCCGGTGATGGCGTCGCCTACGGCTCGTAGGAGCTTGTCGGCGTCGGGTTTGCTCGTGTGGTGGGTGGGCGCGTTGGGTTTGAGTTCGCCGGCGTGGGCGCCGCTGCGGTAGTGGGATTTGGGGCGCGGGAAGTAGAAGACGGCCTCGAGCGCCAGCGGGCCGGCGAGTAGCGGGCGGCCTTGCATGGCGTCTATGGCTTCGCTTGCTACTGCGGCGCGCCACGGCTTCGTGTTGGGGTTGTCTTCGCGCATCCCCCATTTCGTGCGCACTTTGCTGCCTTGCGGGGCGGGTACGCCTGGGACGGTGAACGAGACGGACGCCATCTATCCGTCCTCGAGCGTGAGTTGCCCTGGTATCGCGGCGCCTGCGTCGCGCGGGACGAACATCTGGCACTCGTTGCCGAAGTTCTCAGTCGGCCGGATCAGCATGTCGAGCATCGTCTTCGCGTTGCTCGTCGAGTTGCACTCCTCATAGGCGAACATCAGATGCGCCATCAAGATCGGGCACGGCGGGTTGTCCTTGTCGCCGAAGTCCTTACCCTCGCGATAGTCGCTATGCAGGCACCGTGAGCAGAACGCCTCCTCGAACATCATTCCCTCGGTGCCGTTTGCGAAGTAGCCCATTTAGAAGCCTGCTTCGACGAGCGCGTCCCAGCCGTCCGGCTCAGGCGCTGCTTGCGGGAGGTTGCAGGCTTGCCAGGCTTTGTTGCGTGCGCGGTAGCGTGCGAGCCCGAGCGTCCGTAGCCGTTTCAGCACTTGTAGCCCGCGCTGTCCGCAGAACTGGCAGCGGTCGTTGCGGCTGTGCGACCAGCGTGACTCCATGAGTTCGTGTGCGATGGCGCCGCACTCGTCTGCGTGTAGCCCGTCTTCGCCTGCTTGCTCGAGCGCTGCGAGCACGGCGGCTTGTTGCGCTGTGAGCTTCGGCGCTGCGGGGATCAGTTGCGTCTGCTCGTTCACACTGCTGCTTCTTCGCGCCGGCGTGCCTGTCGTCGCTGGTCTGCTGCGCGTGCGAAGACGCGGCCTTGCGGTGTGCGCCGCCATGCTTGTTTGCGATGTGTTGGGTTGCAGTAGCCTTGTTTCCAGTTGGTAGGTTCGAAGGCTTCGCCGCAGTAGCCGCAGTAGCGGTAGCCGGTTGCGTCTAGTCGCTGCCGTTTGGCTTGGTCGATGAGTCTGCGTACGGTTTGGCGTTCGTGTTCGGTCATTGCGCTGCTGCTTTTGCGCGTCGCTGTTTGCGGTAGATGCTCTGGCGTTCGCGTTCGCGTTCGCGGTTGTTGTCGGCCCATCGTCGTCGTTGCGCGGTTGCGGCTGCGCGTCTGTCGCGTTCGATGTTGTCGGCGTGTAGCGCTTTGCGTGCTTCGCTGATCGCTGCGCGTAGCGTCTCGCGCTCAACGGCGGTCAGCATTTCGCGTTGAGTTCTTCGAGCCGCTGTTCGGCGATCTGGAGCGGGCTGACGCCGACGAGCTTGCGCTTTTCTTTGTCCCATACCTGGACGCCGACTGTGATCCGGAAGGTTTGGCGGTGGCAGTAGGCGCGGTCGAGGATCGAGTATTCGGGTTGCCAGCGGCCGCCGAGGTATTTTTCGTCGTTGATGTAGCCGCCTTCGATCATGCTGAGTATGTAGCGGGGTTTGCCGTCTTGCGGCCAACTCATGGCGTGTTCTCCTTATGCGTAGTTGAGGCACCTCCAGCCGTTATCCCAGCGCAGCCATTGACCGCCGAGCCAGCCGCGCGAGTAGCCGCTTGCTTTGTAGGCGAGTTCTGCTGCCCACTCCTGCGTCTCTTGGGTGTCGCGGGCGGCGTCGTAGCTCGAGCCGTATCCCCATGCCATGTGCATCTGCAAGCCGCCGCGGTAGCGCCCGTTCGTCGCCGACCAACTGCCGGCTTCGTGCTGGTGGATGCACAGCCATAGCTGGTGGTGCGGCGGGTAGTCGCCTGGTTTGTGCTGCTTGTAGCCGTTGTTAGCTGTTGCGTTGCCGGCTGCGAGTAGCGCAATGACGGCTGCGGTGAGTGTGATCCAACGTTGCAAGCATGACCCTCCGTCTTTCGCTGTGGGCCGCTGTTGCGACCCCTGGGCGGCACCGGCGTAAGCGCGCGGTGCATCTCGGTTGTTGTCGTGCTCGGGAGTCTAGTTGTTTCGTTCACGGCGTGTCCTGCATGTTGATCCAGTCTGCTTCGAGCTGGATCTGCACGGCGTCGCCGAAGCCGACCGGTCCCCAGCCGTCGTGGCGCCAGATGCCGAAGTCGTCGCCGTCGCGGTACCAGCCGTTCGCTTCGAGGTAGACGACGAGCGCGGCGAAGATCGCGGCCGCGTTCATGCCCGCCCACCCCGCCGCAAATCCAGCCACCCGTCGATCCCGTACGCGGCCCGAAGATCAACGCAGACAACGCACGTGGGACGCAGCCCGGAGCGGTGCGGATCAACGATCGGCCCAGGCACCCGCGGCGAACCGCACCACATCTTCTCGGGGTCGGTCGGGTGCAAGTAGTGGTACTCGCCTCGGCCGGGAGACTGCACCTCTTTCTTGAGTTCTTCGGTCGCCGCCGCGCTCATGGCTTTTCGGCGCTCCGCTCAGACAGCGCGGGAATCTTGTGCCAGGTGATCGCCTCCACCGCGAGAACCCAGTGGAGATCGCCGGTGAGCGTCACCCGGTCGCTGTAGTTGTCCTCGTCATCGGTCGGCGCTTCGATCTTCGTCATCGCGGCACGTCCGTCTGACTTGCGGGTGATTCGCCAGACGCCGTTATCGTCGTACCGAACGACGAGGATCGTGCCGTCCCCGAACACGAGCCAAGTGTCTGCTTCGTACGCCGCGCTGAACTCCTCGCTGAAGTCGCCCTCGATCACGATCAGGTCATCCGAGGCTCCGTAGATGGTGACAGCGCTCATTCCGCCTCCCGCTCAGACAGGGCAGCAGCGGCGAAGCACACGCAGTCGCAACCGAGCAGGCAGTAGCCCCAACGATCCCACCAGTGGTACTGCTCCAAGTGACCGCAGACGCAGGTTCTCATTCGCTTGGCTCCTCGGGTGGTGCGGCAAGGCCCTGAGAGTCGCGCCCGTCCCTGGCCTTCTCCTGGACGGGATGGGGCTGGTGCAATCCCGCCGATTTCTCGGATGCATCCGGGTTCCCGCCTACTCTCGCGTCACTCTCAGACTTTAGGGCGGCATTGGGTGGTGCGGCAACAGGCACAAGAGCGGCACGGGCGATCCGGCCAATCAGTTCGACCCGCACTAGCGCAGGCTTTCGGTCGTTAGGCTCGGCTTCATCCTCGATGGCTTGCAGGGCTTCGCGGAGCCGGACGGCCTCATCGCGCTCAGCCGCCAGTTCGTTTCTCGCCTTCTCGTAAGCCCGCTGCCACCGCTTCGCGTCCTCGATCAACACAAGGTTCGATTCCTGCTTGCGGTCGGCGCGTTCCTCGGCGGAACGAACAGCCGCCAATAGGGAGCCCAGCCCCTCATCGGCCCGGTAGATGAGTTCGTCAGACCCACGACCGGAGGCGTAAACCTCAGTGCGAGCGAAGTCTAATGCCCGTCGAATGTTGGCGGCGTGTGCTGCTTCGGCGGCTTCGAGGCCAGCAGGGGAAACCGCAGCGGGGGAGATCACTGCCTTATGCGAATCGCTGCGATGTTGCGACTCGCTTTGACTTCCCTCCCCCGCTGCGGGCTTGTCGGCCGAAGCCGCAACCTCCGAGTTCGTGAAGTCTGGAACGAAACCGGGGCAGCCAGGCGGGAGCGCCGAGGTCATAGGCTTCCCGTCAGGCCAGTGGGCGCTCTTCGGGTAGCCGCAGTTCGCGCAGACGGCCATCATGTCGGCCTCGTCGCTCATCGAACCCTCACCTTACGCTGCTTCCACTGCGCTTGCGTCGTCGGGTCGGGGCGTCCGCGAAGACCAGCAACGCCTGCTGTCTCGCGCGGCTCGAGTTCACGAAGTCGCGTGGCTCGGCAGTAGCGGCACTGGTCGATCACATGCCAAGAGACAGGCAGGATGCCGCTCATGTGATCGCTCGCATAAGCCCAGTAGAGACGGCTGCCGGGCTTCAACTGCCAGCGGTGACGCCACGGTAGACAGCGCCACTTCACGCCAACACCAGATCCGCCACCATACGCGAAACCTCCCCGTCAGACTTCAACACAACGATCTGCTCGAACGCCTCCGCGAGCAGCGGGCTATGCGACACAAGCAGCACCGACGCGAACGAGCCCGCCTCTTCGCGCAAGATCGCGGCGAGCCCGTCCATCCCGCCGGCGTCCAGCCCGTCCGGTTCGTCGATCACGAGCACGTCTGAGCGCGCGCCGCGCCGGTTGCGTAGCAGTTTCGCCAACGCCCAGCGCAAAGCGAACGAGACGCGGAAGCGCTCGCCGCCGCTGAACGTGCCGAACTCGCGGGTCGTCGCGCGGTCGCTGACAAGGATGTCGAGCGTCTCCTTCAGCCCGTCGCTGCTTTTCAGTTCCCGCTGAGTGCGTAGCTCAACGCGGAACACGGTGCCGCTGCTTGTCGGCAGCCGCTCAAGGATTCGGTTCGCCTCGGCTTCAAGCGTCGGCACGATGTTCTCTGCGATCAACGCGGGGATGCCGTCGCGGTGGTAGGCGCGCTCCGCGTTGCGCAGGGCGTCCAGGCGTTTGTGCTGCTCGCTTGTCTGCTCGCGCAGTTGGGCGAGTTCGGTTGCGGCCTGGTTGGCGCGCTCGAGATCGCCTTCCGCTCTAACGGCTGCGGCGTTCGCTGCGTCGAGCCTTGCGCGCGCCTCGGTGACTGCCCGCTTTGTTTCCGCGGCTGTGTGCTCGAGCGCCGAATGGTCCCCTAGTTCGTCGCGTGCGAGCAGTAGCGCGCCGGCGGCGTCGCTCAGCGCGAGTTCTGCTACGCCTACGTCTTGTGAGAGCGCAGGTACGCGCTCCGCTGCCTGCTCGTACTGCGCAATCGTGACTTCGAGCGCGGCGCGCTCCTGCGCGGCCTGGCGCGCTTCGGCTAGCTGTCCTGCGTAGTTCTCCTCATTGACAGGCTCGGGCTCAGGTATCGCGTCGAGCGCTTCACGTGCGGCGTGCTCGCGCTGTCTCACCGCTCCTACTTCGCGCGTCTTCGAGGCATACTGCTCTAGTAGACGGGAGATGAGACTGTCGTACTCGACAAGGGAGGCGTCCTTTGCTTGCGCGCCAAGCAACTGATGGCATAGCGCGCACTCATGCGTCCCTGGCGGGGCGTAGAGTAGCGTTGAGCGCTTGCTATTGACATCATCTAGTTCGGCGTTGAGCGCTGCCTGATCGCTTGCTGCTCGTTCAACTGCTGTCTTGGCAATCGCTAGGTTGCGTTCGGCGTCCTGTTTGCGCTGTCGCGCTGTCTCAACGTCCGCGGCGTGCCGGCGCTGTTGCTCAACTGCCTGTTCGAGCGCAGGGATCGCGTCTACCTTCGACGCGAGCGCGTCATAGCGCGTACGCTGAACAAAGAGAAGACTCCCTGCGCCTTGCGCGTTGTTTAGCGCCAAGCGCACCCTGTCTACTTCGAGTGCAGCGGCGTGATGCGCCTGCTCAGCGGCCTTCGCATGTGCGTACGCGATGTCGTTAGCCGCGAGCTTCGCGGACGCTTGATCGCGTTCCTGTTCGCGCTCGTCGTGCTCGCGTCGCGCTGTTGCTTGCGCGTTACGCGCGGCCTGGACGAGATCGTCCAAGAGAGGCGCGCTCGCCGCCGTTTCTTCGCGCTCGTCGATCTTCGCTTGCGCAACCGCCATCTCGCCTTCGAGCGCTTTGCTCTCCGCGCGTGCCCGCTCGTACAGCCGCGGCCAGAGTTCGCCTGGGTCGAGTGCTTCGCCGAGCACTGCTTTGCGCTCCGCGGGGTCTGCGCGCGTGAACGCGCCGCTGTTCTCTTGCGCGAGGTATGCGCTTGCGTTGAACAGGCGACGGGTGAGCCCTGTGGTTTTGCAGATGAGCGCGTCTGTTTCCTTCGCGGTCTCGCGCGTCAGCGGGAGATACTCGGTGCCGGGCAGGATCGATACTTGCTCGATCTCGAAGTCCACGGTTGCTTTGCCCTTCTTGAAGCCGCGACGCACCCGGTACGTATCGCCCTCATGGTCGAACATCAACTCGATCTCGAGTCTGTCTCCGAACGGGCCGAGTTTCGGCGCGAGATCCCTGCTCCCGTTCGCGAACAGCGCAAGTTCGATAGCGCCGATCAGCGTGCTTTTGCCGGCGCCGTTAGGGCCACTGATCGCGCAGATGCCGTCGGGAATCGCCCATTCAAGTTGCGGAAACGGACCTACGTTGAGAAGTCTAAGCGCAAGCGGCCTCATGACGTTGCCGCCAGGTACGCCTCGGTCAACTCGCGCAGCGACGCGGCCTCCCAGCCGTCCAATCCTTGCGCGATGATCCATAGATCGACCGCGCCTAGCGGGTTCAGACTCTCGTCTAGCCCTTCGGCACGTGCTCTTGTTTCGCGCACGGGTAGCCACTGGATGCCGCCGAACAGCTTGTGTACGCCTGCGTCGGCGAGCATGCGCAGGAGGGCGTCCTGGTCTACGCGGCGCCACTGGTCTTCAGTACCGGTGACGCGAACGCGGACTACAGCGTCGGTTAGCGGCAGATGCTCGGCGATGCTGGCGGCGATGGCATCAGTTTCGTCTAGGCGCGGGTCTAGCCAGATTGCATCTATTAGATCAACGTCAACGGTGACGAAGCCGCGATCCTGCAACGGCATGAACTCGTAGTTGTAAGCGCGGTGCTCGTCGAAGCCGAGCAGGTAGCAGCCGTGCTCGACGCTCTCTTCGCCGAAGTCCATCGTCATCGGGCTGCCGCAGTAGAAGGCTGGGTTGCCGAGCGGGTCGCCCAACTCCTGCGCCCGATGAATGTCTCCGAACACGAGCGCGTCGTAGCCGATCTCTTCGAGTTCGTGAACCGGCAGCACAACCCCGCCGAGCGCATCCACAGGCAATCCTGTAGGCAGCGACGCGCCGCTGAGCATCCAATGGCCGAGCAGCACACGCGGCCTATCGTCAGGCGTCGCCTCGAACAGATCGCGTGCGGTGCGCAGCAGCAGATCAATCGCTTGCTCGCTCAGTTCGCCGCGATCCCCGCCGCCTGCGTCAGCAACCAGGCGCCCGATAGTCACCGCCGGGAGCGTGCACACGGCGACGCCGGCGAACTCCGTGACGACATCCGGGGTGCGCGACGTGCGCACGAACGAAGACTCAAACAAGGCGAGCGCCGACGGCTGACCGGGCGCCGGTGAGTGCAGCCCGTTTCCTTCAATCGCGATCATCGGGACGCGCGCCCGCTCGAGCTTGCGCGTGAAGCGTCGGAAGCAGTGCAGTTCCGCTGGCGATGGCTTAGCGCGGTGGAACACGTCGCCGCCGTGCAGCACCAGGTCTACTTCGCGCTCAACGGCTAGATCAATGACCTGCTGGAACATCGCGTCTGTGTCTGCGAGCGCGTCCTGGCGGTGACTGTAACCCGCGCCGATGTGCGTGTCGCTGAGACAAAGGATCTTCATAGCGAGCCGAACTCGTCCCAGTCGTACGGGCGCTGGTACTGCGGCCCGTGCGGCTTCCAGAACATCTCGTCCCACAGCGCGCGGTCGCGGGCGTCCTGGCGGTGCTCCCACCAAGCGGCGAGCGGGACGGCGCCCCAACAGACGACGAACGCGATAGCGAACAGCCACCAGTTGACGCTCATGCCAGGTCCCTTGCGAGCGCCTTGTATTGCGTCACAGCCTGCTCGCGCATCTCATCGAGCTTCTCCGACGTTGCGTCAGGCGTCACGGTGATCTCCCATTGCGGGTCGCCTTTCGCGTTGCGCGTCACCTTGAACTTCGAGACCGCCAGTTGCTCCTGCTGCGGAAACTCCGGGGTGCTCATGACATCTCGTTCCGAGCGGCGGCTTCCTGGAAGATCACCGGGGCGTACACCTGCGCGAACGCCCACACCGCATGCACGTACTCGGCGGGCTCCGCGATGTGCGCGAGCGCCCAGCGCAACCAGTTCGCGCCGTCGTCGCCCAACTCGAGAATCTGCGCGAGCGTCTTCGGGCCGTGCTGCCCGCCCTGCGCGAACTTCCCGTTCGGCGGGACGAACGCCGCAGCGTCGTCGGCTGCTTCGACAGCACCGGTTGCTACGTCATCGCTCAGCCCAGGCTCTGGCTCAGAGTCGCCGCTGCCGACCGAGGCCCCTGAGGAGGAAACAGCCTCGGCCGGCGCAGCGCCTTCGGGGGAGATTGCCGTCAGCCCCGAACCGTAAAGCAACGTCGCGGCATCGCCGCTCTCGAGCCTGCCCGCCTCAACAACACGGGCGAGGCGCAAGCCGTCGTAGGGCGCCATCGGAAGCTCGCCGAACAGATCGCGCACCGGCGTCTTCGCCCACATCTCCGCAGGCCACTGCGACCACACCTTGTCGGTGCGCGCCACCTTCGCGCGCTTCAACACCTCGTCGCGCGTCATCACACGCTGCTCGCGCCTGCCGTCAACGTGACGGGCGACGGCGTAGGCGTAGACCAGTTCGCCGCGCTCGCCTTGCGCTTCGCGGTGGGTGATCGCCGGCGGCTCGGTGGTGTAGTCGAACTCGTCGCGCTCGTAGACGACGCTCGAGCGGATCGTCCAGCCGTGCTCCGCTGCGATCTTGCGGTAGCCGCCCACCATCGGCAGCAGTTGTGCTTTGTTGCCGTACAGGACGATGGCGGCTTCGTTGCCGTCGGGGCGCAGACCGATCTGCGCCGCCTTGATGACCGACAGGTACAGAGACTTGCGGTCAACCTTCGCGTCGAGTAGATCGGGGTTGCCCATCAGGGCGGTGATCGTGGCGCGCGTGAACTGATCGACGCTCACGTTGTCAGGGAGGGCTTGCTGTAGCTGCTGGCGGAACTCATCGCCGCGGATCTCTTCGATGACTTCGACTTGCGGGCTGCGCTGCGCGATCTCGCTCATGACCTCTCCTCCTCCGAGGCGCGCTGGCGTGCAACGCTGATCTTCGGATCTAGTTTGCTTGCCAGAGACTCCTCGTCGTTAGGTGCGTCAAGACGCTGACGAAAGATCGCCCTGCTTAGATACGCCAACTCCTTCTCGTTGAGTTCGATCTTCACGTCGCCACCTCTTCGCCGTCTTCAGCAGTCTGCTGCCACTGATTCCATTCGAGGGCGAGGTTGTCGTCCTCTGACTGACCGTAATTGCGCAGCCAGTCCACGCATTCCGCGCGGGTAGCCAGCCCTTGCTTCCCGAGCTTGCGACGTACTTGGATACGCCACCACTCCGGGCAGTCGGTGGCATAACTGACACGCAGATGCAGATCGGCGCTCATGACGCCACCTGCCCGCGCAACCGCTGCGCCGAGCGAATGTGCACCTTGCGCTCAGTCGTCTCGTTCACGGCGTCCCAGCCGCCGTACGGCGACTCGCGCGTGATACGTACCGGGACGACGCTCCCGCTGACTTTCGCGAGGTAGCGCCCGCCGATCTGCACGTCAGCTTTCTTCATGACGGCAACCTTCCTTCGATACGAGCAAGTAGTACGCCCTCGTAGAGATCGCGGTGCCCAGTCAGCCACACGTGCGAGTCCAGTGTGACCACGTAGGCAATTACCGGAACGATGATCATCGCGCCCACCTGATCCAAACCGTCAAGATGATGAGCAGCGCCGGTGCGAGCAGAAGCAGCGCTACCGCGTCGTGCCTGATTGCTTCCATGGTTGTTACTCTCCTCGGGTTGCGGCTCGGCTGGTCTTCCCTTCGACGGGATCAGCCGAGCCGTTGCTTTGCGTGTAAAGAATCAATGCTTCTGAGATCGCGGCGACGAACGTGATCCGTTCGCGCTGCGCCCGTGCTTTCGTCGCATCGACGAGCGACGGGTCTAGACGCACGTTCACCTGAACAGTCGCGTCAGCCATTGATCTCGCCCGATCCGTTGCAATCGAGACACGCTGACGAGTCTTCGGGATCAGTGCTGTCAAATCCGCTGCCGGTGCAGGCGGGGCAGATCGCCTTCGGGATGCGCATCCTCGCGTTCATCCGTTCGCAATGCTCCACAACAGGCTTGCGATGAGTGTTCCACGTTCGCGGGATCTCGCGCTCGTTACTCGTCGCGACGATCACATAGCCCCTACCGAAGTCAAGTTTGCGAACTGCGTAGCGCAGCTTTGCTGCTGTAGTCATATCTCTAGACTAGCTAGCTAACTAGCAGTTGTCAAGAGGGTTTTACAAAACAGGCTAGACCTTCGGCGGGTCCTGCGACGGGATCGTGTTCGCCGCATTCGCCCCCGCCGCGACCCCCGCATGAACGGCGAACGCGCCGCCCGCGATACCGATGATCGCCGTGATCGCAACCATCGCGTCCGAGCCTGCCACGGTTCCGTGGAACGCGAGCGTAACGATAGACGCGAGAACCGCGATAAGGATGACGGTACCGGCGATCACCTGGACAGTGCTGTTCATAGCGCTCCCTTCGGTTAGCAGCGGGCCTGGTCGAGGATCATGTTCGAGCGCAACTGGATCTCCTGAGCCGTCTTGATCTCGTTCGCCGTCTGAGTCTTCCCAGGCTGCGGCGTCAGGAAGAACTGCACGTCCTGCTCGACAGCATCGACGAGCTTGCTACGCGCCGTGCACGAATTGCGGTGCTGCGAGTACGACACCCAGGCGTTGTACGCGGTTGCGAGCGCGAGCGCGAAGATCGCTATAGCGACGGCGATGATGAGCCCCGAGGCGAGCCGCTGGTTCACGGGTGGCCTCGTAACGCGAACGTCAACAGCAGCGCAGCGACGCCGCTCGTCGCGATGGTGACGATGATCGCGACGATAGCCCAGCGGCGATCAATGAACGTCGTCGTCACCTGCTGCCCGCCGGCCTGCATCGCTTGCGAGATCAGGATGCTGTTGAGCTTCCCGTTGACCTCGTCGAAGCGCTTATCGACCTTCTCGTCTAGCCGCTCCATCTTCCCGTTCATCCGATCCAGGGAGCCGTTGACGATATCGAGGCGCTTGTGCGCCGACTTGCCGAGTTCTCGCGCTTCGACGGCGATAGGCAGGGCGTCCTCCCTCACCACTTGGCTACCTTTGTTTGCGCGCTGCGGCGTTGGTTCCCTACGGGATTCAGAACGGCTCGCGTCACTCGTCAGATCAGCCATCGCAGGTAATAGAGCCCCGGATGGCCGCTCGCCGCCTGCGCCGCGGCTTCGACGCTCAGCAGCACCGCCTTCGGATCTGTCTGATGACCGTGCGAGAACAGCAGCGGGTCGCTGCCTATCTCGAGCACCGCGCCGACGTGATGGCCGGGGAACGCGCCGAAGCCGACGAGATCGCCGGGGAGCAGCATCGACCGCGAGATATGCACGCAGTGCGAATACAGCGAGCCCGTGTAGCCCTGGCCGTTGAACCCGAACCCGTTAGGATCGCTGACGCGCGCGCACTCAGCGCCGTACGTGACAGCGCCCGAGCAGTCAGTGACGACACGACCATGATGCGGCGGATGCGGAATCGGTCGCACCTGCGCGTAATCCCAGTTCGCGTGATCCGCGATGAACGCCCGTAGCTGCGCGACGTAACGCACACGCGGCTTCGCAACAGGCGGCAGCGGAAACGGTGCGTGCTGCTCGAGCGCATCAACGAGCGCCTGCCCGCACGTCGGCTGTCTTTGCGCCTTCGGGTACTTCAGCGCCACCTTGGCGTTCACGCATGCCTGTCCTGTCTCCGGGCCGTAGATCCCGTCGGGGGCGCACGGGAATCCCTTAGCGGCGAGTAGGTGTTGCGCCGCCTGTACGTCCGCGCCTTGCATCAGCGGGTTCGTCAACGCCAGGGTGCGGGTTAGGACTAGCGTCATTCGCCGCGCCTGATCTCGCCCTCGTCGCCAACAGGGATGAGGTAGCCCTTCTCGATCATCCGCTGGATATACGGGTCGGTGGCGTCAACGATTGCCTCATGCCCGCGAGCGAGCTTCGGTAGATGGACGCTGGCCCGGACTGGTACCCACACGCTACGGGTTTTAGCACCTGCGCGCTTGCCGCTCATACCGTTGAGAAGTTCGCATTCAAGTAGGGATGGTTGGTCGCCGGCGGGTTTGAGCCGCAGGTGAACTCCCACGTCTCGTCGTAATAGACGGCGCTCATTCCGCTCGCGGCCTGTCCTCCGAACCAAACGATATCGCCGCCGCCCGCAGAGACGTTCTTGCAGAGCCCCTGCGTGCCGAACTCGTTGCTGACACCGCGCGCGCTAGGGAAGCTGATCGGCGACAACTGCGCCCAGTCGCTCCCGTTCCAAGACCAGGTGTCGGCGTGGTAGGGGCCGACAGGTCCGATGCCGCCGAAGATGATGACCTCGGAGCAATCCTCCGAATACGTCATGCCGAGGCAGGAGCGCGCGTCCGGCGAGCTTGTAGGAGACTGCAACGTCCACGCTGCGCCATCCCAAATCCAGGTGTCGTCGAAGAACGAGGAGCCGCCGATGGCGCCGCCAAACTGAACGATGTTTCCGTTCATCTCATCGAACGCGATGCCGCACCCGTTCGACGCTGTGCTTGACCTGGGAGCGCCTGTAGCGACCATCGTCCAATCGGAGCCGTCCCACACCCAGGTGTCGTACTTCGACAGAAGCGTCGAGGTCGTGAAGCCGCCGTAGAGGACGACGTTGCTGTTCGCGGCGTCGTACGCCATGCAGGCGCCCCAGCAAGGCGGCGGCGAATGAGCCGGTGTTTGCAGCGCCCAATTTATGCCATTCCACAGCCACGTTTGCGCTGTGCTCGTGAGCCCCAGCGGGCCGGTGTTCGTGAACAGGACGACGTTTCCGTTGTTCGCGTCGTAGGCGAGCGGCGCAGCGTAGCCGCCGTAGATGCCGGCGGGACTAGCGGCGGGTGACTGCTGCGCCCATGTCGTTCCGTCCCACAGCCACGTTTCGAGCAGCGACGACGCCATGCCGCCGCCGAAGCCGCCCCACAGAACAACCTGATCATTTCCCTCGTCTAAGCACATGCCGACATTGCCACGCGCGCTCGGCGAAGTCACAGGACTCAACAATCCCCAGTTACTCACGACTGGCGCCTCTCCGCTTCTAGTTCGGCGATTCGCGTCTGCGCTTGCTGTAACTCGAGCCGCAGCCGCTCCCGCTCGATAAGCGCGTTGAGCAGCAGAGCCATCGCGGCGGCGTCAAGTGTAAGCGTGCTCATGTGATCTTCAACGTCCCGCCGCTATTCCATACGTTTCCTGTACCGCCTGGGTTGACAGTAGGTAGACCGGTGATGTTCAGATTCGCTCCGAGCATGACTGCGAGATCGCCGCTACCAGAACTGCCCGTATCGAGAACAATCCCGCCCGTCCCAAAATCCTTGACGGTTATCGGAACAGCCCCGGCAACCGAGTTGCCGTTGAAGATCGTAACGCCGCCGCCGCTGTATTCGTAAAGGTTTGTGCCGCCCCCGTTAGCGGCAAGCACCAAGCCGCCGCCGGTTGACTGAACGGTGAGCGCCCCGCCGAAGGCAAGAATGTTCAAGACGCCGCCGCCGCCGGCGACGAGCGCCAACTGGTCGCTGCCGTTCTGGAACACACCGAAGCTACCGCCGTTGAGTTCGAAGTCCATCCCGAACGTGAACGGGCCGCCCGCCGAAGTCGTCTCGACGTACAGCCAATCGCCAACGTTTGCGACCTCGTAGAAAATTCCTGCGCTGCCGCTACCTGCGACCGAGCCTAGGATCTGAACGTCGCCGTTAGGGTTGATCTGGCCGGTGTAGACAGACATCGAATCCGCGGACGGAAAGATGATCGGCAGCACCTTCGGCGGCCGGTAGCCGTCAGGGAGCGTGAACACCGTTGACGGGATCGTCCCGCCCGTGACTGCGCCGCGGATCTCGACGCGAGTCGCAGGGTGCAGGCGAAACGAGACAGGCTGCTCCCCGGCGACATTTACCCATGAGTTCACGAACGGCGGCGACAGCGGATCGTTCGCAGGATAGTTCGGCGGCGCGGTAGCGGGAGCTATCGGTGTGACGTACACCCAGCGGCCGATGAAGCCCTCGAGATTCTTCGTGCGCGCCTTCGTGTCCACGAGCCCGTGCGTAGGCGACGGACGGAAGACCGGCGCCGTCACGGCGAGAACCCGTCCGGCGACGTAAGCAACTGCGTGATCGTCTCTAGCGCGTTGTCGCTGATCTGGATCGGAATGCCGTAGATGCGCTGGTAGTTCGTCGTCTCCCCCGTCGTAGGCAACGGCTGGCGCAGCCGCTTCGTCGCGTACACGGGCACGAGGTCGCCTAGGAAATACTCGGTGAACGGCTCCGGGCTCCGCTCGGGCGCAGGGTTGACCGCCAGGGTACGACGGCCTACCTTGCGCAAAGCAAGCTGGTTCTGCGCCATCGCGACAACCGCCGGTGCTTCCACCTGCTGCGGCAGTACCTGCTCCGCCCAATATTCGCCGTACTTCGTTACCGACGACGCATCAGTCTGCAACGTCACACGCGGGCCTGCCTGCCCGTTGAAGAACTGCACGTTGTTAGCCAACTGCGCCCCGTCCAGAAGCCGTGAGATGCCGACGAGTGACTTCGACGGGCTATCCCACGCGAAGATCGCGCTGTTCCGTGTCGAGCCCTGCTGCGCGTAAATGTTCACGGTCGCGATGATCCCAGGGAAGTGCGTCGGGTCGTACACCGGCGAGAACCACACATCCACGGCTCCCGTGTTGCAGCACTGAGTGATCGCGTCGCCGACGCTCATGCTCTGCGGGAACGTCATCGCACCCGCGGCGCCGCCTGGGATCGGCACCGTGTCAACGTGGCCGAGCGACAGATCGGTGTAGCACGAGCCGTCAACGGCGATTGTGCGCTGGATGAACCCTAGGATGATCTCGTCGAGCGTCGTGTCGTTGCCGGCGTACGTCAGCCCGTCCTGATCGGGCAGCGAGAGGTCGTCGCCACGGATCGGGCGCGACATTAGGTACTGCCACGGGTCATAAGCGGTGTACGTCGAGCGGGCTACATCGGTCGTCGCTGCGTCCTCCAACTGCATCAGCACGCCGCCGAAGCGAACCACCCACGGCTCGGCTTGGATCGAGGTTGGCGACTGCGGCTCCCGCCGGAACCCGTACAGGATGCGGTCGCTGTACGAGACGAACGGGTCGGCGTCCGAGCCTGACGCGACAGGAATGTTGACCTCTGGGTTGTCGCTCGGCACCTCGCCAGACGCAACCGCGGGCGCGTTCAGCGTGTACGTCACCGAGCGGTTCTCCGCTAGCCGGTCAAGGAACGTCAGAGTCGAGCAGGCGAGGTCGCAGACGACGAAGCGCCACAGATGCCCCTCCTGGAAGACAGGCACCGGCTACCTCCAGGCGGCCGCGTAGATAACGTCCGCGTCCGCCCCGACGACCTCAACCGAGTTCGCTCCCGGCAGCAGCGTCCAGAAATCCGACGCTGGAATGTCAACGCCCGCTTTCAGGTTCGCGCCCGAGCCGTCCTCGTACACGGTGTTCTTGAACATGACGATCTCGGCGTAATGCGCCGCCGGAATCGCGATAGCGCCAGGCAGGAGCGAGTCGTAGACGAACACGAACGGGTTGCCAAGCTCATCCACGTTCGAGAAGTTCGTCAGCGTGAAAGCGTTGGTAGGCCCGTACACCTTGAAGACCGGAAAGTAGGCGGCGTTGCCACTGTTCGTGAGCGTTGCGGGCACGCCGTCGAGCAGACGGACGGTCGTATCTGCTTCCTGCTCGTAGTACGGGAACGCGCTAAACACAGCGAACGCCACAGTGGTCGCCTCTGCGCCTGTGCGCGACACAACAGGACGCTCGAGCAACCTGATCTGATCCAGCATCCGACTTGCCTTTCCCGGCGGAGTCCAGACGAGCCGCTGGTTCCCGACGGGCGCCTGGTTGACGATCTCGTTGATGTGCAGTCCGAGTGTGTCGAGCATGTCCGTGAGATCGGCGTCGCATGCCGGCGGCGAATCAGCATCGACGGCAGATGCGACGTGGAGTTGCATGATGAGACGAATCTTGTAGCCGCTCGTGAACGCGCGGTGCGGGATCTCGCCGTCGCCCTGCGGCACGTTGTCCTCCGTTACGCGCAGGTCGATGCCGCCGTCGCAGCCGCTCGAGTCGAGCAGGTAGCGATGACCCGTCGCGGCGTTCAGATTCAGCGTCCCGCTGGGCGTCTCGAAGTACCACGGATAGGGCGCGTCCCAGTCGCCGATCAATTCAGATACCTCGCCCCGGCGCGCGCATCATTCATCGCCTGCGACACCGA